AGGGGGCCGGGGCCGCGGCGGGGGTCGGGGTCGGGGTCGCGGTCGTGGTCGGGGTCGGGGTCGGGGTCGTGGTCATGAAACTGGTGATCGACAGAAAACGATGGTTGCGAGGCGACTCGAGCAACAGTTATTTGCTGCGGTCGCGGGACCGCCGGATGTGTTGTCTGGGGTTCCTGGGGCTGGCGTGCGGGATCGCCCCCGAACAGCTGCAGGACCGGATGTCCCCCGGTGAGGTGAATAGTATCGAACCGACGACGTTGTGGCCCGATTGGCTGCTATATCCCGGCTGCAACACGTGCTGCTCCGACGAGTGCACCGAGCTGATGCTGGTCAACGACTCCAGACGGCTCGATTCCGAGCAGGACCGCGAGGACAAGATCCGGGAGATATTCGGCCGCCACGGAATCGAGGTCGAGTTCAGGGACTCACCGGAGGACGCGTGAGGTTCTGCTGGTCGGGGTTGGGGTCGAGGTCGAGGTCATGAAACTGGTGATCGACAGAAAAAGGTGGCTGAGGGGCAATCCCGATGAATCCTGTCTGTTGACATTGGACGGCCGCATGTGCTGCCTGGGGTTCTTTGGGCTCGTCTGTGGGTTCGCGCCAGAACAGTTGTTAGGCAGAGGCGGCCCTACCAACGTTGTTGTGGACGAAGTAATCTGGCCCGAGTGGTTGTTTTGTGGGCTCATTCGGAAGCCCTATCCGCCCTACTCGGATGACGGCATAAAGCTCATGCGGGAGAACGATAAAGTCGATATCCCATCCGAGGAGCGCGAGACTCGGATCGCCGAGATCTTCGCCCGCCACGGTGTTGAGGTCGAGTTCAGGGACTCACCGGAGGGCACGTGAGTAACGTTCAAGATCTCGCGGTCGTCCTGATGGGCGTGTCGGGGGCCAGTGTGTGGTTCGGACTCCCGATAGTGCTCGGCTGGGAACCCAGGTGGGCCGTCGCTTGGTACGTCGCCGCTCCGGGACTCCTGGGGGTCCTGCTGTATTGGTTCTACCCATGAGGTTCTGCTGGATCGACGTGACGATCGGGTTCTGCGGGGGCGTCGCGTTCGCGTGCCTGCTGATGATCCTGCTGACCAGGTGACTAGATGAATCAAAAGGCCCCCCAGGAGGTCCGGGGTCAACCGGTGCTCTCGATAGGGCCCCGGGACCGGGTGTTCTGCTGGGCGGAGCCCGGGCGCTGGTGCTGGCGCGACCCCCAGACGCTCGAGCGCCGCCGCTGGGCGTGGTTCCGGATCTCGGGTGGGCAGATGACGCACCAGCTCATGGGGATCGAGCAGAAGCCCGCCTGACGGCCGCGCATCGATGCGCCGGACACGGTAGCGTGACCCTCATGGGAACCGTCACGGAGATGATCCCGGGCGACCGGCGCGACATGGTGGCGGCGCTCGAGGGGCTGCTGGAGCTCGTGGAAACAGGGGAGGTCGTGGGATTCGCGTACCTGGCGCTCCGGAAAGGTCAGGACCCACAGGCCGCGTACGCGGGTCCGCCGGAGGCGTGCGACGTGCACCAGCTCCTGAGCGCGATCGAGCACCTGAAGTTCCGGATCCTCATGCACCAGCTGAGCGACCAATGAGCGACTCGAGCGGGTTACCGGACGCGCCCGACCAGGACGTCTCGGTCCGGATCCGGACGTTCGCCGACGGGACATTGGCGCTGATCTTCAGCGTGCACGACCAAGATGGGGAGCGGACCGGGTTCTGGCTCGGCATGGATCGCGAGGCCGCCGAGGACCTGCTGGGCCGGCTGGTGTGTGCGCTGCAGGAGCAGGACGACGCCGAGGAGGCGGAAGAGGTGTCGTTGCCGTGGCCGGAGGTGAAGCGGAAGCTGGGGCTCAACTGACATGAGCTCCCTCAGGCCGGTGACGATCCGCACGCAATGTCCGTCCGAGCCCCCGGAGGGCTACCGGTGGGAGCGGCGTTGCCCGCGCATCGATGCGCCCAGGACCCTGTGGAGCAAGGTCGCGTGCTGGCTCTTCCACCGGGGTTCCTGCATGTGGGGGTACCGGGAATCGGACCACGCGTGGGTCGAGTGGTGCCCGTTGTGCCGGCGGGTCGTCGTGGAGCTCTTCCGTGGCGACCTCCCGGGTTGAGGCGGCGCTCCGGCGGGCGGACGCGCTCCCGAGGCTCGCGGACTTCCCGCGCCAAGACCGGGTGCCGCACCCGTGGCCCGTCGAGAGTTCGAGGGCCTACGGCGGCAAGGTGTCGCGCGAACAGGCGCTCGAGGCCCCGGTCGAAGATGTGCCGCTAGACCGGCTCCTGGGGGTTCAGCGGGGCGTCGACCGGCAGAAGCTACGCGGCTACATCGAGCACGGTGGCGACGCTCCGCAGGGCAAGGAATCCGATTCCGGGTACCCGCGGGACCTGCCGATCGTCGTCAGGACCGGGGGTGAGCTCTACGTGCACGACGGCCACCACCGGCTGACGGCGCACGCCCTACTGGGCGACAAGACCGCGAAGGCGCGCGTCGTCGACATCAACCGGCCCGCCCTGGGACAATGGGCAGACCATGAAGACGACTGAGCTGGTGCTGGTGGCGTTCCTGGTGGGTGGGTGCGCGGAGGCAGAGCCGTTGGCTCCGCTGCAGGACGCGGGTAACGCGTGCGACGCCTGCTGGGACGCGTGCGGTGAGGCGGGCTCCTACGTGGACGCCCTGACGTGTTCTGAGGACTGCAGCGCCCGGTGCGGCGACTAGATGCCCTGGAGTGTGCGGTTCGTCGGCTTGCCGATACGCAGGCAACCGATGTCGTGACCGGAATCCCGGAGCGTGGGTACCGTGGGCTCTGGCGGCGGCTTGACGGCCGGCGGGAACGAGGGCCTCGAGGGCGGCCGCGGGATCGGCGGTAACGAGGGCGAGGACGCGCGGAACTCCCGCAGGGTGTCGCGGTCCGGGTCGAGCTCGTGCAGCAGCAGTTCGACGGGCCGCTGGAGCTCGTCCTTGGACTTCTCGAACCGCCGTACCTTGCGCTCGAACTCGACCAGGTAGTTGCCGAGATCTTCGCGGATCCGGTTCGCTTGGGCGACGAAGCGTCGTTCGAAGAACAGGTCTGCCGCCAGGGCTACCAAAACAGCTGCGTCCAGAATCGTCATGGGGGTGATGGTCATGCGCTCGAGATGGCGTTCCCGCGCATCGATGCGCCGCGCGGTACATTGCCGCGCATGAGCCTCATCGCACTTTTGAACGGTTCGACCCGACTGAAGTCCGCCGACGCCTCGCTGATCGCGCAAGCGGTCTCGTGGCAGCTCCGCGTACATGCGGCGCCCGCCTGGGGGAAGTCGCCCTGGACGTGCGCGTTCTACCAAGACCCATCGACGGCCCCCAAGACGGCGTTCCGGCTGTGGCTGCTGGACGACCCCGACGTCTCGGGTGCGCTGGGGTACCACGACCTCGACCCCGACGGCATGCCGTACGGCAAGGTGTTCGCGGGTCTCATCCTGGACGACGGTGGTGACGTCCACATGTCGGCGAACTCGGTGTCGGTGACGACCTCCCATGAGGCGCTCGAGATCTTCGGCGACCCCTACGCGAACTGGTGGGCCCAGATGCCGGACGGTCGCGATGTTGCGCTCGAGCTCTGCGACCCCGTCGAGGGTGACGCGTACCCCATCAACGTGGGCGCCGTGCCCGTCATGGTGTCCAATTTTGCGTTCCCGGAGTGGTTTGACGGCGGTACTCCGATCACGAACCGGTGGGACAAGATGCGCCGGCTCACGGCCCCCTGGACCATGACGCCAGGTGGCTACCTGATCGTGAAAGAGTCCGGCCAGGTCTCGAACGTCTGGGGCCAGCAGTACCCGGAATCGCGCAAGGCGCTGAAGTGCCATCCGGCATCGAGGACGCAGCGAAGACGATGAGGAACCGAGATCCCCGGGACACGAACAGGAGAGTCGTGCCGAAGCTGCCCGACGAGCCGCAGGACCTGCAGCTGCCGTGGGGGTATCGGTGGGAAACGGACCGCGAGATGTGGGAGCGCCTGAGGCGCGAGATGCTCAAGAGCGACCCTTGGGAAGGCTGATGCTCACGAGGCTCCGGGACGACGCCGAGTGGGCCGCCTGGGTGGTGGCCGGAACCGTCCTGGTGACGGTGTCGGCCGCGAAGCTCGCGGGGTTCCTGGTGGGCGCCTGGTGGGGACTCGCGGTAGAGGCCCTCCAGATGAGGAACCGATGCAGATGAGGATTGTGGCGGACGACCCGCGCAACGTGCTGTTCGAGGGGACGGTGATCTCGCCGGAGCTCGGGCGCGCGCTCGCGCTCGAGGGGGTGGTGTCGCTGCCGCACGAGCCCGAGGTGAGGCTACAGAACGGCGCCGCGGGATTCGCGATGCGCCGGTGGGGCGCCGGGGTCCAGCTCCAGCAGGTGCCGGGGCGGTTCTGCCCGGTGGCGATCTTCTGTTTCAAGGGTCGCCAGACCGTCCACTGGGCGATGAAGTTCGTGGGTCCGGTGCCGGCCGAGGGCTACGTGAGGCTCGCGGCGGACGCGTACCAGATGGGTACGTCGGCGCTGGGATTCGGGGGATCGGGCGCAATGGTGCGGACGCGCGACTTCGAGGCGATCGAGCCGCAGTTTCGCGACGTCGGCACCTACGTGGTGCAGGGCCAGGCGGAGATCAACTCGCCGCACGACCAGCTCGTTGGGTTGTCGGGCTACGGGCACGGCCTCGGGATGTCGTGCCGGTGGCTCGCGGTGTCGACGGCACCCCTGTGAGCCGCTGCAGTCGCTGTCGGGAGCCGGGTGGGATCTTGACGGAGGTGTGGTTCCGGGGTGAGTTCCAGTTCCAGGACGTCATCTGCCCGGCCTGTCAGGCGATCTGCGACCTCGACCTCGCGCTCCTGCGGGGCGAGTTCTACGGATTGCTGGACCGGGGTCTCGACCGCCGGGTCGCGAACCGCGTGATGGAGATCCGGGTTGACGAGCTGTTCCGCAAGGGGGTATTCAGTTCCAACTATTCCCACGACAGGAGGTACTCGTGAGTGAGTTCGACCGCGAAGCCGCTGAAGCAAGGTTGCTGGCCCTGAGAGAACGTGAGTTCGACCGCGAAGCCGCTGAAGCAAGGTTGCTGGCCCTGAGAGAACGCCCCGAACCGCAGTCCGATGGCGGATACGGCGAGACCAAATTCGAAGGGACTCCACAGCTTCAAGGAATCGAGATCTGCACGGGGGGAGTCGAGCGTATCCGGATCGATAACAACGGCGACTTTTACGTCAAGGGGCATCTCGTGACCCGGGACCTCTTGGTCTACGAGGCGATCCGCGAGTTCCTGCTCGGCGCCCGACCGGTCTGACGTCACACTCCGGGGGTGAAGACGCTCGCGCTCGAGATGGTCAGGGGCGACACCCTGACGATTGACGTCCACTGCGAGAAGCCAGACCCCGCGACCGGGGTGCTGCTGCCCATCAACCTCACGGGCGCGAAGGTGTGGTTCACGGCCAAGCGGTTTGTCACGGATGACGACCTCCACGCCAAGGTGCAGGTCTCGACTACCGGCGGGGGCGTTGTGGTCGTGAATGCGCCCGGCGGGGTGGCGCGCGTCACGGTGCCGGCGGGCTCCACTGCGCCCCCGGTGCTGCCGGACGACCCAATTGACCTCGCGTACGACGTCCAGGTCCTGGAGGCCTCTGGGGCGCTCACGACGGTCCAGCGGGGCACCCTGACGGTGAACCCCGACATCACGCTCGCGCTTTCGTGAGCCGAGACGGCGCATCGATGCGCGGGATCCGGGGTACCGCTACCCTAGCGGGACATGAGATTCGGCAAGGCTTTCTCGCGTAGAGTCGGTGGTAATCCTCCGGCGACCCTCGGGAGCGACACGGCTCCCACGAACCCGCCGAGCGAGGCGGCCGACAACCAGATGTCGTGGCTGCTGAACAACATGAACGGGTTCCCGATCCAGCGAATCGCCGTCGGGTACGCGTCCACGGCGATCGGCCCCCTGAGCCTGGCGGCGAAGCTCTACTGCTGGGACGACCTCACGGGGAATTGGTTCTTGGCCGACACCAAAACCATGGTGGCCGGCACGATCACGTGGTTCGACCAGCCGACCCTCGGGAACGTACCGCCCGTGAAGGACCAGCTGGTCTCGACCGCGGGGTGCCTGGACGTGGCGCTCGTGGTGGCGGCCGCAGGTGGCGACCCCGCGGGGATCTACACGTTCGCGATGGGTGCTGACGTCTCGAGTGCTCCGTAGGAGGACCCCATGGGTGTCGTATCTGAAGTCCAGCTGGTGAAGCCCGACGGCACGTCGACCGCGGATGCGGCCGGCAACCCGGGCGTCACGTTGGCGACCAGGATCGCGGGCGAGGATATCCCGAACGACCGCTTGGTGGTCGAGCAGCGGAACACCTACTTCAACCAAGCCGGTACCACGACAGGTTTGAACATCAAGAGCGGTGCTGGGTTTCTGCACACGCTCACGATCAACACGCCTGCCCCGAGTGCCGTCATCACGCTCTACGACAGTCTTACGGCCGCCGGGACCGTGATCGCGACCATCACGCTGCCGGGGACGCTCTTGAACGTGGGCCCGATCCCGGCGATCTACGACGTCGCGTTCACGACGGGTCTGTCGATCAAGATCGCCACCGGGGCCGCGGACGTGACGGTCTCGTACCGGTGACGCCGTGACGCTCGGCAGAACGCCCGCTGTCGGCAGGTCGGCCGCCACCCGAAGCACGTCGATCGCCGACTTGCCGGACCTGGTGTGGTGGGTCGAACCCGACTCTCAAGTTTCGGGGGACGGCGTCAACGTCGACTCCTGGACCGACAAGTCGAGCGCGGGTAACACGCTCAGTGAGACTCTGACCAATAGGCCGACGGTCCTGGCGAACGCGCTCGATGGTTATTCGGGTGTGAAAGTCTTGTCGGCGAATAGCCAGCGGCTCAAGAGGGCGAACACGCAGCTGTTTAAGACGGATCTCACGATCGGTCTCGTTCTCAAGGTGAACGCATCGGTGGCGGATCAGCGGATCCTCGACACAAACAGAGCTGGGTTCGCCGTCGGGCTAGCGCTCGCCCAGAACGGCACCAATTACTCGTGGGTTTACAACGGCGTGGCGTTCGTGGACGGCAACGCCGTGTCGACGACTGGCTACCACATCCTGATCTTCTCCTCCGCGAAGTATGCAAACCCAGCGTATCGCTACGACCGGGCAGACGTAGCGCTCAGCGGGACCGGTCTGATTACGCCGTCAGTCTCGTCGACTTTCATCCTGGGGTCTGACTCGGGTCTCACGAACCCGGCGTCGGTTACCTACGTGGCGGGGTTTGCTTGTCAGCGGGTGCTCTCACCAGCTCAGATCGCGTTCGCCGAGAACGACTGGAAGGCCAAGTACCCCAGCCTCGCGTGACCTGACACCCTTTGGGCATGCCGGGATCGCACTTCAGGATCGACCAACCCTCGAATCCCATTCCCACGGGTACCACTGACGTTGCCAGGACGGACCTCCGGCAGGCGGTCATCAATTTGGTGGGTGATAACTCAACCGGACAGAACAACCCGATCTGGACGATCGTGTCGTTCCCACCGGGATCTGCCGGTGCCCAGCCGTCCAACAATCACACTTTCAATGCGTCCTTCGTGCCAGACGTGCCGGGTTCCTACCTTCTGACCTTCTCGGTCAACGGAGGCGGCGGTATCAACACCAAGCAGTTCGTCGTGGCCGTGACGTTCGACGTCAACGGCCTCGTGGTGGACGACGGCATCCGGGAACCCGCTCTGGGTGAGACCACGGGGGATGATAACAGTGGTGGAAATCAGCGTAGCTGGGCGGCCGCCTACGAGGCCGGCATGGCCCGCTACATGCCAGCCGTGACGAACGTCGTGACCCTGCGGAACCGGGTCTCGAACAGGCAGCGACACGTTGAGCTTTTGGGGTATCGGACGGCGGGCGACGGGGGCGGCGGGCTTTTCGTATGGGACCCGGCCTCGACCGCTGCAGATGACACGGGGACCGTCTTTCAACCAACAGGACTCGCGACGGGGCGCTGGCGCCGGAACTTCTCTGGTCCGGTGAGTAGTGCCTGGTTCGGGATGAAACCGGACCTGGTTGCCCTGACGGACGTAAGTGTCACGGGGACGGCGTTCCACTCCGCGAGCGCCACTCTGACGGTCGCGGATCAGGGCAAGTCCGTCGTGGTCGAGGGGGCGAAGACCCGACCTCTGACGGGCACGGTGGCCACGACCAGCGGAAAAAGGCTCGTCACGGGTACGAGCACCAAGTTCTTTTCTGAACTGTGGGAGGGTGCTCCGATCACCGTCAACGGGGTGCAGCACACCGTTTCATTCGCGATCTCAGGTACCGTGGCGACGAACGGCACGGATACCATCGTGGGCGCCGGCACCCACTTCCAGGACGAACTCCACGTCGGACAGGAAGTCCACATTTCCGAGACGGCCGCCGGTAACGACTTCGATCGCAAGTACTTGGTCTCGTCGATCACGAGTCAGACGATTCTCGTGCTCGATCGAATCGCTCCCGACACTGTGAGCGGGCTCGCGTTTCGTATCGTGGAGATCGACGACACGCATGTTTTGTTGGATTCGAACGCGGGTTCCACCGTCTCCGGTTTGACCGCTTACGGTTCCGCGAACCCGCTCGTCACGACGATCGCGACCGTGAGCTCCGCGACTGATGCGGTGCTCGCGGCTGCAGCAGACATCGCCGTAACGAGTGCGCGCGCCTGGTACGGCACGGACAATGCGCCTCTGATCACTAAGGCGCTCGACCACGGTGAGGTTGAGGTTCCAGCGGGAAGTTACTTGCTCGCCACCCGCTGGACCGTGACGCAGCAATACTCGCACGCGAAGCTTCTTCCGGGCGCGAGCCTCTACGTGGCCGATGGGATCTTCATGGGCGCGAGTGGCGCGCAGATCACCGGACCTGGACGCGGCCTGGCGCAAGGCACGGACGTCGCGCAGGTATTCCACGTCGGCAACACTTCGCTTCGCGACTTCGCGGTCTGCATTGCGGGGACGAACGCGCACGGAAACGAGAACATGGCCCTTAAGGGGGTCATGATCGATCGTCACTCCCTCGGGGACAACACGGGCGCTACCGGTCTGATCATCGGCAGGATCGGCGACAATCCCGTTGCGTACCTCAACCTTGAGGACGTCAACGTGATCGACTTCCAGAATGGGATCGACGCGGGCGGAATGCAGACGTCGCAATGGTACGACGTCTACGTCTTTTATCGGTTTGAGACCGGCGTAGGGAAATGCACTGGGGACGCGGTCAGGTGGGCAGCGTACGCGGACTCGCGCGACGGAGGTTCTGCTCAGCAATCACTCGAGACGGGTTACTGGAAGGGCGGCCTCGTAGGTGGGTATCGCCGCCACATGGTTATTGGTGGGTACTTCTCGACGGGCGGCGCCGTGCAGGACCAGACGATCGAGAACGTCTACTTTGGGGGACACAATCCTGAGTCGCAGGACATTCAGGTGCTCTTCCGGCAGACGTTCAACGTCACGCTGCTGCACTGCCCGATCTACTACAGCGCACCCGCGAGGTTCGCGATCCAGTTCGGATGTCCGTCTGGAAGCTCCGGCCTCCAGGGCCGGTGCAGCAACATCCGGATATTCAACAACGACATCGGGATCCACGAGGCGGACTTCGTTGGCTACGCGTGGTCCGGAATCACGATCGGGCACAACTCCCACGGTGTTAACAAGAACGTATTCCGCAACTACGGGAACGGGTACTTCCGCTTGCGGGGGGTCTGGTTCCAGCCGTCGCAGGTGGCGTACACCGCAGGGACCGCTACCGACGTCGACGACCCGACTGGTTTCTCGTTTCTTGACCAGCAGAACTTTTCCGGTGGGGGACCTGCTCCGACGACGACCTACCCCTCGGGGACGACGCTTCACGCGGCGACGAACGCGGGGACCACGAACTACACGGGCACCCATCAGATCGCCAGCGCTGCGATTCTGACGATTCTTTCGGGTGGTTTTCTCACGTTCGTCACCGGCTCTCGAGTCAGTGGAAACATGGTGTGGCCCGACGGGCAGGACCCGACGCTGTCGATCGAGGATACGACGGGAGCGACGCATCCGATCACGGTGCTCGGGCAGAACGCAACAAGCGGCGACAACCACGGTGGCAATCTTGTGATTCGTACGGGCGACGGCCACGGCACACAGACCGCGGGGCAGTTGCAGGTCTATCACGGGGCGAGTGCAAGCCAGATCAGTGCGATGCAGGCGGTCACAATCGGGCGTAACGAGGCCGGTACTCTGCAGACTATCGACTTCGGCGCGGTCGTCGACGCGACGAACCTCCAGGCCAGCGGATCTCGCTACATCATCAACATGGGTGGGACGGGTCGGATCGAGCTCGACTATCAGTTTGCCGAAAGAATGCGGGTCGATTCCGGGGGTCTGTACTTCTTCGGCGGTTCGGGCGGTGTCGGTCGACAGACCATCACGGGGTCATACGGAGGAGGCACAGTGCTCGCGAGCGTGGTCGCAGCGCTCGTGGCCCTCGGACTTGCAACAGACGGGACGTCGCCCTGACCGCGTGACACCCTCTAGGCGGAAACCGGAGGACCCCACCAGATGGCCCAGTTCTACGGGACCGGTGGTGTCGAACACCGGCACCGGGAACACCGGCTGGAAACTGGTGACGCCCGCGTAAACCCTAGGCGGGGGTCGAGTCGTCGCGTCACGCTTTCTGGATGACTGCAGGTGCGCACTTCAGGATCGATCAGGCCAGTAACCCCGTCCCGACGGGCACCACGGACGTCGCCCGGACGGACCTCCGGCAGGGTTCCGTGGTGGTGTTGGTGGGTGACAACTCGTCCGGGCAGAACAATCCCGTCTGGACGATCGTGTCGTTCCCGCCTGGTTCAGCACAGGCGCAGCCGAACAACCCCAACACATTCATGGCGAACTTCACGCCTGATGTGCCGGGGTCTTATCTCCTGACGTTCCAGGTCAACGGCGGGGGAGTTGGGAACGTCAAGCAGTTCATCTGCGCCGCGACCTTCACGTCCACGGGTCTGGTGATCGACGACGGCCTTCGGGAACCAGCCCCGGGTGAGACCTCCGGGGACGACAACAGCGCGGGCAACCAACGCAGCTGGGCGTCCGCCTACGAGGCCGGGATGGCCCGCTACATGCCCATTGTGGCGAACGTCACGGCCCTGCGGAATCGGGTCGCGAACCGTCAGAAGCACGTGGAGCTCCTGGGGTACACGGCCGCCGGAGACCAGGGTGGGGGGATCTTTTACTGGGACGCGAGCTCCGTGCTGGCGGACGACGGCGGGACCGTATTTCAGCCAACAGGTTTCGCGACGGGGCGGTGGCGTCGTCAGTTCGCAGGTGGTGTCTACGTGACTTGGTTCGGCGCGGATATGACCGGCGTATTGGATTCGACATCGGCGTTCGTGAATGCAATGTCTGCCAGTCGTGATGTGGGGATTCCGGAAGGTTCCTTCAAGGTCACGGGAATCGTGCCGCCGGCCAACACGACGCTCAGGTGGTTGACCCGGCGTTCACAGGTAATTGGTACAGGAATCGCTCGCCCGGACGGAGCGAAGGTCGTGATCGACGTGGTGAACAACGACGTCGTTTTGATCGGCCGCGCGGGTCAGAAGATTCTTCCGACTCTCTGGGACACGGATGCGAGTTTTCGCGCTTCCGTGAAGGTATCGGGGTCCGCTACGGCCGGGAGTTCCGGAACGCCAAACTACGCGGTCAGATGCGGCTTTCTCAACGGTTCGAGCACCGGTCAAAGAATCGAAGGACTCACGATTGACGCAAATCATGTTGGGTTCTGGGAATCGCTCAAGTGCGGACCCGATGCGGCGGGTGGGAATGCGTTCTGTCATCTCGAACGCCTCTACTTGATCCGAGGCTGGAAGAATCTTCGAATCACTGGATCGTGGACACAGTCTCGAGTGTTTTCGATCTTCACTGACGCGCGCGCATCCGGTGGCTCGTTGGCCGCGGGGACTCAGAACCATTCTGGAATCGTCGTCGAGAGTGCCGGTCTAGGGACGTTTCAAGAGACCACTTTCGCCGACCTGAATATCTCGAACTACGCCCAGTACGGGCTCGATCTTCAGGACGGGGGCGTCGACTTTACGATCGTCCGGTGCACGGCGCAGAGCGAAGCCCTCGATCCGATGGACGTGGACTACCCGGGTAGCCCGTGTTCACAAGTGAGGGCTGCTTATCGGATCCTCAAGGGAAACAGCGCGACGATCATCAATCCGCACATCGAGGCGCCTACTCCGCAGTATTCGGACACGTTTACGATGGTGGCGGGAACCGGCGTCATCACGTCGACAAGCACGCTCACGCTGGTGAATGATGACGAGGTCACGCTTACGACGACCGGGACTCTACCGTCGACTCTGGTTAACGGGCGCGCCTACTTCGTGCGTGACGTGTCGGGCAACACGTTTAAGGTTTCGCAGTTGCGCGGTGGTGCGGCGATTAGTGGTGGGGGCGCGGGTTCGGGAACACACACGTTCACGCGCGATGTTATCGGCATTCAGATCGGCGGAGACGGAGCCGGGGAGTTCCCGACGAACCTAACGATCAAGGGCGGGGAATCGACCGCCTACAACGTCCCGATCCAACTGAATCAGTTCGATCACTTGACGCTCGAAAGCATCTTTACGTTCTCGACCGTTGCGGGTGGGACGATGGTCCGCAATCGATCCAACATCGTCGGCGGGCGGGCGCGCGGCGGCCGCATTGTGGCCCCCGCTGGCGGCCTCGGAAACGCGGTCGACATCGACGATCTCACGGGAATCGAGCTCGTCTATAAGGACAATCTCGATGCGGGTGGAACCGGGCACCCGACTATGCAGTACGCGGGTCGGCAGAAGAACACGGTACTCGAGGGTTCTACGACGATCGGAGCGTCGCTGACGATCACTGCGGTTTCGAATACAACGCCGCAGAAGTTGACAATCGGTGGGCACGGGCTTGAAACCGGACAGCACGTGTACGTTACCGGGAGTTCTGTCGTTGCTGAGGCCGAGTACACGCTTACGTTCGTCGACGCCAACACGGTGTCGTTGAACGGGACGACGGCCGCGGGAGCAGAAGGTGCCGTTGGAGCAGTCGTGACGATTCGGAGTGACACGAATGTGGGCTACGGTGTCCTCACGTGGAAAGGCGCGGTGGGGGCCAACACAACGGGGCACATCCCCGCAGGGCAGACTTTTGCGCTTATCGCTTATCCGGATGCGGACGCCGGGCATACGAATCGACTGACCGGTGGGACTATTTTTGAGGGAACGTACTGGGACGGTGCCGCCGTACAGGGGTTCAATACCACCTGGTTTCCCTTCATCGATCCGTCCACAGGAATCGGCGGGTGGCGCGCTGTGCTTACGGGGAGTCCATCGGGGGTCCCGTTTGAGGTATACAACGATGACCATCTAGCTTGGGGTAACCGCAAGATCATGACTGGTACGGGAAGTCCGCAGACGAACGTCGCAGCGCCCGTGGGCTCGATTTACTTCGACCTCACGGGGGGGACGGCGGCGATCATGTACGTCAAGGCGTCGGGAACCGGGACGACAGGTTGGGACCTTGTCACGAGCGCGAACGCTCCGTAGATAGCCTAGAGGGCGGGGCCGCGTCACTCTCTAGGCGGAAACCGGAGGACCCCCCCAGATGGCCCAGTTCTACGCAATTACGCCCGTCACCTACGTGGGCAACCACGTCCGCCCCGGTACGCTGCTCGATAGCGTCGCGGATGCGGCCACTTACAACGCCTACGTGGCCGCGGGTGGCATCACGGCGGCCGCCGGGGATGCGTCGATCGCGGCCGCGGCGCTCGTGGCGGCGGGCCTGATTCTCAGGGGAGCGGACGACGCGACCCTCCAGACCGTGATGCTGGCCGCCTACGTGGCGGACGCCGCGACCGACACGATCGTGGACGCCGGCAACCTCATCACGGCGACCACGATCGAGGGCGCACTCCAGGAGCTCGCGGCCGGCTCGATCAGCGTCCAGAAACGCACCGTGACGATCGCATTTGGCGATCTCTCGGGGCTCGCGGGAGGTGTCAAGACCTTCACGGCCGCGATGGGGTCGGCGCTCCCGGCGAACGCCCGGTTCGTCGGCGTGACGATCGGCGAGGGTACGTTCACGGGTTTCGACGACGGCGGTGGCGGCGGTACCGCGACCCTCAAGGTCGGATCGGTGTCGTCCGACACCAACGCGGTATCGACCGTCAACGTGGCGACGGGTCAATCGGGATTCCCGAAGGCCGGTACCGCGGGAGCCCGGGGTTTCGATATGGCCCCGCTTTTTGCGGAGGTCTACAACACGATCCTCACGAGCAACCACGACCTCAACACCTTCACGGCCGGCTCGGTCGTCGTGAACCTGTTCTTCACGGTCAAGGCCTGATGCGACGTCTGCTGGCTCTCTTGATGTGTGCGGTCGCCCTGAGCGGGTGTGGGATCTTCGCGAAGGTGCCGTCGTTCTCGGATGTTGCGGGGGACGTCGCGGACGCGATGTCGATCATCGACGCGATCGACGCCGTGCAGGCGATCTTCTTCATGCAGAACCCGAACCCCGAGAAGCAGAAGGTCGTGGAGGCGGGGATCGTGAACTGCCGGCTCGCGATCGACTCGGCCGTCCGGGCGCTCCGGGGAGCTCAGGACGCCGAGACCGGCGACATCATCAAGGCGTACTCGGACTTCAGGGCCGCGTATGACGACCTGCAGCGGATCCTCAAGTGGGCCGGAATCGACGGCGGTGAGGGCGTCACGGTCGCGGGTGTGAAGTCCCGCCCGGGTGCGCCCCTCGGGATGCCACGCCCCCTGATGGCCCGCTGATCCGCCGCGCATCGATGCGCCGCGCGGTAGGCTGCCCGGCATGGCTGACCTCGTGAGGACCGCGCGCATCGTCGTCGGAGGGGCGCTGTCGCTCGCGGGTGGGTTCCTGCAGGGGTTCGGTGCCCGGGTGTGGCCCCAGGATCCCGAGGCTCCTCCGCAGATGGTCAGGTCCGAAACCGCAGATCCCAGCGCGGTTGTGACGCTGTCCGAGGAGGCGCTCCGGATGGTCCGGGAGGGCGCCGAGCGCACGCGCGAGACGTCTCGCGCGGAGTCCCCGAAACCGCTTGCCGGTAGCGTGGCGGCCCGCATGAGGAGGATCTAGTGCCGGTGCCCGTACAGGAAGTCGCACAGGACGGTGTTCTCTGGAGGTCGTTCCTGAAGTCCGACCGCTGGCAGGACATGAACCGGCGCCGGCAGTTCTTCGACTGCTCGCAGCACGCGCACAAGACGTGGAACTTCGACGGCACCAAGTATCGAAAGTTCGTGTCGCAGCAGCCGCTCTTGACCCAAGAGGTTGCGCCGTTCTACGTGCCGCTGTCGGACCGCCGTCCCTCGAGCCCCGTGAGGCTCGGCAAGGCGATCGTGGACGCCTTCACGTCGATGGTGTTCGGGGAGGAGCGCTGGCCCGGCATGCTGTGCCAGGGCGACTCCGACACCCAGGACTTCGCGACCGCGCTCGCGAAGGCGGGCGACTTCCGCACCAAGATGGTCGAGCTCCGGAACTTCGGGGGCGCGTCGGGGGCCGCCGGGATGTCGTGGTGTTTCAAGGACGGCAAGCCTCGCGTGGAGGTCCACGACGCGCGCGACCTCTACGTGCACGAGTGGCGCGATCGCGGTGAGTGCATTCCCGCGAGCGTCTCGGAGGTCTACCTGTACCCGGTCGACGAGTTCGACCCCGAGAAGGCCAAGGTCGTTCGCAACACCTACTGGTACCGGCACGATTGGACTGCGGACCGCGAGATCGCGTACCAGCCGACCAAGTGGCGGGGCGACCAAGAGCCGGTGTTCGTGGTGGACCAGGAAGCGTCGGTTGAGCACGGGTTCGGCGAGGCGCCGTTCCTGTGGGTGAAGAACACCCCCGGGACGCTGCCGGACGGGCTGCCGGACTATCACGAGCAGTACGACTCGCTCGACGAGCTCGACATCATCTCGAGCGTCATGGGGCGCGGGACGATCCTAAACCTCGACCCCACGCTCGTGCTGAACGTGGACCCGCTGCTGGTGCAGCGCGCGGGCGTCCGGAAGGGCTCGGACAACTCGCTGATCGTGGGCAAAGACGGCGATGCCAAGTATCTCGAGCTCGCGGGCACGAGCTCCGAGGCTGGCATCAAGGTCTTTGGGACCAAGCGGCGCAACATCCTGGAGGCGTGCCAGTGCGTGATCCCGGACCCCGACGTCGTGGCGGCCGCCGGTACCTCGAGCGTCGCTATCAAGGCGATCTACCAGCCCATGCTGGGGCGTTCGTCTGTGCTGCGGGAGCTCTACGGGAAGCCGCTCAAGCGGATGGTCGAGCAGATGTTGGCGGTCGCGCGCGAGAAGATGGCCGAGACCGTCCAGGTGCAGGTGCCGGACGACCTGCAGGACGAGCGCGGCAGCGGTTCGGGCACGACGCAGGAGGCCACCCAGTTCATCGACCTGCCGCCGAAGATCGTCGAGAAGCCCGGCGAGGACGACGAGGGCAACCCAACGCCCGAGGTCCAGCAGACCGAGGAGGACCTCAAGCCGGGCGAGGGCGAATCGATCGAGCTCGGGTGGGGCGAGTGGTTCCCGCTGACGCCACAAGACCGCAACCAGGCCGTGCAGGCGCTGCAGCTGGCGGCCGGTGGTAACGCCGTGATGTCGCAGCAGTCGGCGGTCGAGGAGGCGGCGGTTATCTTTGGTCGCAACCCAAACGAGGAGTGGAGCCGACTCCAGACGGCCCAGAAGGCCGACCAAGACCGCGAGGCCGACATGTTCAAGCAGACGGGCGGCGGCATCGAGGCCCAGATCGGTGGCGGCGGGAAGCCCGGCAAGGGAAAGACGGTCGCGTTCGGGACCCCCAAACCAAACAACATCGGGGCTATCAACAAGCTGAAGGCCGACGAGGGCAAGGGTGAACCGGGGGACGACCAGGGCTAGCGTCCCTGGTGTGAGGCGCCCACTCCTGCCCGCGACCCGGAAGGCCGAGATCCTGAAGCTGACGAATCTCCTGAGTCGCCACGCCATGGAGGCCACGAAGCGCCAGGGTCGGCTCCGGACCTGCATGTGCGACATGTGCGGGCACGCGCAGCGACGGCTCGAGGTCCTGCGGAGGGACGCCGGTGGCGGCTCCTGACCAGCAGCTCGTCGACATGCTGCGTCAGGCGCGGCGTGATGCGCTCGACGTGGCGGACTCGATGGGGCGCGCCCGGCTGCTGCGGTTGCTCCGGAAAGCGGACGCGGACGTCACGCAGCGGCTCGCCAGGGTCTCGAGGGCGGCAGGCGGTCCCGGGCGCGGCACCTTCACGTCGGCGCAGCTCGAGGTGACGCGCCGGCAAGTCCGGTTGGTCGTTCGGGAGCTCACGCGGGGTCTGGGGAGCCTCGTGGTCGACCAGGCGGCCGATGTGGCGGAGGAGTCCGCCGGACGCGTGCTGGAGTACCTGGGGCGGGCGGAAAAGGCATTCCGGGGTGTGGCCTCGAGGCCGCTGGCGCTCCGGGAGGCGTCGATCCTCGACGAGGCCGTCTCGGGCACGAACGCGACGGTGCTCCGGAGGCTCGCGGGCGAGGGCGGACCCGAGGGCGCTGGGATCCTGGAGCGCTACGGGGTTGAGACCGTTGGGCGGTTCGAGGAGGTCATGCGGATTGGCCTGCTGGCGCGGAAGGACTGGGCGGACGTCCGGAACGACCTCGTGGAGCAGTCGCCGTTCCTCGAGGGGGCGCCGAAGTCGTGGTCAGAGCGCATTTTAAGAAATGAGACTACTCACGCGATGAATCGGTCGGCCTGGGAAGCGCAGAACCGCGCGAACCAGGAGCTAGGTGACCTCGTGAAGATCAACATCGCGGTTTTTGATGACCGCACGGCCGCCGACTCATACGCAGTGCATGGGCAGATTCGCCGCAACGAGGAACCGTTCGAGACCTGGTACGGCCTAATTCAACACCCCCCCGATCGTCCTAACGACAGAAGTTCGTTTGTGCCCCATCGGATCAGCTGGCCGATCCCACCGGCGCTCGCGTGGCGGGACGGGGCTCAGATCGCGGCGCGCTGGAAGGCCGAGGGTCGCAAGGGCAGTCCACCACCACGCCCGCGCATGACGACGGTGCCGTTGTCCGAATTTGGAAAAGGCGCTTGACCAAGATCCCCACGGGAGTCCCGACGCCGTAGCCCAGGATGAGGGCACCCTTGCCGGGCCAGCCGTCCTGGATCGCGCCCCCGATGCCGTCGATCGCCAACAACCCCAACAGCATCGCGACGCACCCACCCTGAAGGGGCTTGTCCTGGTGGTTGAAGTGCATCCACAGGATCGCGACGACGTCGTACGTGACACCGAGGCAGAAGAGTCCGACGAGCTCGAGCATAAGGAACCTAAGCTAACCAAACCGAACCTGCCTTGCCTTGCCGGACCTTGCCCCGCCGGACCTAGCCCTACCTAGCCTTGCCCCGACGCCGTTGGATGGCGCACTCTTTTTGCGAGGCCGCGCATCGATGCGCGGGAAAGGGACGACCGTGAAGCCTTTCAAGTTACGAGACACACCCGGCGGCAATCTGCGAGACACCGGTGGTCGATATTCAATGCCGGGCAAGCCAAACCCGCGCCCCACGGAGGTCTATCCGGGCCAGCAGGCGCTCCCGATGCCGACGCGGCCCTCGCTGGGCCGAGACGTGATGCCTCCGCGCGGTCCGCTCAACACGTTCGGGCCCGCACCTTCGCCGCGCAAACCCTCCAAGGGTTGAACCCGCGGGCTCAGCACCCCAATATCTCCACAGGAGAACGGCGCAATGGACGGCAAACCTCATTCGGGCGACGGCGTGACGCGAAACCCGTTCGGCGACGGCAAGGGAGCGACGGAGAAAATGGGACCTTCCAAGGCAGCCTGGGACTACAAGCGAAACCCCTCGGGAAACGGTCCGCAGGACCTCGGCGCGAACGATTTCCAGAAGAACCCGCAGGGCAAACCCGCGACCAAAACAGGTGAAGACGTGCGCGAAACGCGATCGAAGCTCGACCAGAAGTCCGCCGGCCCCGGCGGTGGGACTCCCGACCTGAACAAGGACGGCTCTCCCGCGGAGTCGTTCTACAAGGCCAGCCCGCGCCCCCAGGGGGACGCGAACGACATCGGCGCCGGCACGATTGGCCATCCGAAGAAGCCCTTCAAGCTCGGGAAGTAGGCCCCGGTGGGCCAGCTCGTCCTCGACGGTTCTCTGACGCTCGGGCCCGGTGAGGTCACGGACGGCACGTTCCCGGCCGCGACCTCGAACGAGCCACTCTCCGCGACCCCGAACCCGAAGCTCTTCAACGCCGGCACCGGGATCCTGCAGCGGTTGTTCAACAACCCCTCGGGGTTCGCGGCGCTCTCGGGGGTCGGCACCGGCGATACGGTCCTGCAGGCGAACGCCCTGTACTTCAAGTGTGGACCCGCGACGATCAAGCTCCGGTTGACGTTCGCGGATCCCGATGGTGGGTCCGACATCGTGTCGGTGGTGCCGGTGTCCGGAACGGTCTTCATGGAGTTCCCGGCTAACGGGTACCTCAAGCTTCTCGAGGCCAAGGGCAGCGCGACCATCGTGTATTTTTTGGTCGGCCTTCAGTGAGTTTCTTGCGGCGTCCCACGGGACGCTGAATCATTGGGCGAAGGCGCTGAGCGCCAAGGAGCCGAACCCAGATGACGACCCTCAAAGACAAGCTCAACGCCGCGAACCCGAACGAGCTCGCCGACATGCTCAAGGCGATCGGGCTCGGCGACATCGCGCGCGCACTTCCGACGAAGCTCTACGCGGCCGCCGTGGTGGCGTCGCCGGCCGACATGATCGCGAACGTCCAGACGACCCAGCTCCCCAACGACGCGAAGGCCGTCAAGGTCGTGCGCGCCTACGCGAGGGCCGGGTCCGGCACGCTCGGCGAGCTCACGGTCGACGCTCCCCCGATGAGCTCCGCGACCGCCGCGGGCCACGTGAACGTCTCGGAGTCGGGTGACATCACGTACGCGTCAGCGGACGCCTGGACGAGCGTCGACGTCGAGTACGCGACCGAGAAGCTCAACGTCCAGATCGTCAATCTCCTGGTGAGCGCGACCGCCGACACCTTCGTGGTTCCGACGAACTTCGGGACCGCCGTACGGCTCATGTCGGTCACGGTGACGGCCGGCACCACGACGGGCGTCTACGCGGTCGTGGCGCCCTCGGATTCGAAGCCCGGGTCCACCAAGCAGGTCAACTTCAAGCTCGCGAAGGACAAGATCCTCACGAAGGCGACCGACGCCGCTACGGCCATGACGGCCGTCATCGGGTACGCGCCCGCTGCTTCGAAGGACCTGAACGCGCTGCTCGAGGGCGACCCCTCGCCCTTCATCTGAAGCTCGCTCGAACTTGACCTCGCCAGACGGGCGGGTTCCTCTGGGGACCTGCCCGTTTTGCTATCCGGGAACCGCCGCGATAGGTGTCCCGCATGGCTGAAGACCCCAAGACTCCCGCGACGGAGACCACCCAGACACCCACAACCCAGACCATCACGGAGCCCAAGACTCCCGCGACGGAGCCCAAAACGGCCAAACCGGCCGCTGATGCGGACGACGGCGCATCGTCGTCGAAGGACCCTCAGCCGGGCGACGACGGTCTCATCAAGCTGTCGCCCAAGAACTTCGCGAAGCGGCTCGCCCGGATGACGAACCGCGAGATGAAGAAGATCTTCGGCACCGCGGACTTCGACAAGATCCTGCAGGACCGCAAGGACGCGGAGTCGCTGCGGGCCGAGAAGGCCGACCGCGACAAGAAGGACGAGGAGACGCGCCGCGCGGCCATGAAGGAGGAGGAGCGGCTCAAGGAGGACAACGCCAAGCTGTCGCGCGAGAAGCAGGACCTCGAGCGCGCGCTGAAGCAGAAGGACCAGGACCGGATGGTCGACGCGCAGCAGCACTACCTCGAGGGCGTGGCGGGCAAGCACGTCGACGCTGATTCGGTCGACTACGCGCTCGGGAAGTTCAAGAAGTACCTCCGGGGGATGACGAACTCGCAGGTCGAGGACATGGACGAGGCCAGTGTGGGGAAGTGGTTTCAGGAGTGGTCGAAGGAGCACCCGAAGCACGCGATCGAGTCGAAGGAACCCAAGGAGCCGAAGCCCAAGGTTCCGCTCAACACGGGCACCCGGACTGGCGACAAGCCGGCTCCCGCGACCGGCAACTCGGCTCCAAAAAAGCCCAAGGAGATGACGAAGGCGGAGCTCGCGGCCTACATGAAGGAGCGCGGCTACAGCCAGTGGTAGGGAGCCCTCCGGGGTCCACTTTAGGCCCGGCCGCCGCGAGGTAGCCGGGCCTTCTGGTTTGCGCGGGCGGGATCGCCGGTGACACGCTTTCGGCAGCAGGCGAAGCGGCCAAGACCCCACACGCGCACGACGGCGGCAAAACAGTCGGTCTCCGGGGAACGAGGACGCGTAGCTCGGCAAACGTCCGAACTCACGCAAACCAGGAGACGACTCAGATGGCGATCCAGCCCTCACTCAGCACGGGACTTCCGGCGGGCATCAACAGCCTGATCCAGGAAGGCCTACTCGAGCGCGCATTCCACGACGGCCTCTACCCGACGATCCTCTACCGGAACGAGGCCAACTGGCAGCGTTTCGAGGGCAACCTCGGCACCGAGATCCTCTTTACGCGCCCCGGGCTCCTGAAGCCCACGACGACCCCGAACTCCGCGGGCGCCGACCCCACCCCCATGGCCAACACGTTCGAGCAGTGGTTCGGACGCATCGACCAGTACAGCGGCTCGATCGACACCCTCATGACGAGCTCGGCCGTCGCGATGTCGGACCTCTTCATGAGGAACGTTCATCAGCTGGGCCTGCACGCCGCACAGTCGATCAACCGGGTGGCCCGCAACAACATGTTCAAGGCCTACCTGGGTGGGTCGACGAACCTGATCGCCGCGACCGCGAACCTCGACACCCTGATCCACGTGGCGGCCCTCAACGGGTTCACGACCGTCGTGGGCCAGGTGGCGTCGCAGGTCCGACCGGTCCCCGTGAGCTCCTCGAACCCCCTGCCGATCACGATCCGCGCCGCGGGTGGTGACCAGGTCCGCAACGTCATCGGGTTCACGCCCGACGATCCCGCGGACCCGTTCGGCCCCGGGTTCTTGCTGCTCTCGGCTGGCGTCTCGGGCGTCATCGCGACCCGCACGCCCGTCCTGGCGAAGGATCGTGGCGTCATCATCCGTGCGGGTGGTGGCGACTCGGTCGACGCGCTCTCGAGCGCCGACACCATGACGCTGCAGGACATCATCAACGCGGCCGGCCAGCTGCGTCAGCGGAGCGTGCCGCCCCATGAGGACGGCCTGTACCACGCGCACGTCTCACCGATCGTGAACACCCAGCTGTTCGCGGACCCGGTGTGGCAACGCCTGCACCAGTCGCTCCCGAAGGACGACGTCTACCAGACGGGGTTCATCGGCGTGATGTCGGGCGTCGGCTTCTACCTGAACAACGAGTCGCCCGACTCGACGAACTCCGGGACTCTCGTGAACACCGGCACCCCCGAGACCTACGCGGGTGATATCGGCGCCGAGGTCGTGAACCACGGCGGCATCCAGGTGGGCCGCGTCATCGTGACGGGCAAGGGCGTCATGTACGAGCTCGGGCTCGACGAGTCCGCGTACGTCACGGAAGCGGGCGTCACGGGCAAGATCGGCGAGTTCGACATCGTCAACGCGGGCGCCGCGGTCTCGACTGAGCGCATCCGTTTGGTGATCCGCGCGCCGCTCGACCGCATGCAGCAGCTCGTCGCTGCGACGTGGTCGATCACCGCCGGTTGGGCCCTCCCGACCGACATCACGGGCCCCGGTGGAACGGAGCGCTACAAGCGCGCCGTCGTGATCGAATCCGCCGCCGGATAATTCCGAAGAAAGTAAGCGCGACCGGGACCGTGTAGGACCCGGCCAACCAGGAAGGGAGCTGCTGAGCGGCTCCCTTTCGCGCATCCTGGGTCTGTGGCGAACGAGGCCCTCAAGAGCTGGGCGGGTGGGCAGAAGTTCCGGCTCCCGCGGGCGCACGAACCCTTCATGTCGGGAGTGCAGAAGGGTTTCAGCTGCGCGAACTGCCGCTACCTCGAGGACCGGGACCAAAAGACCTGCGGGGAGCCGAACTTCGTGCGGTGGAACGGCGGTCCGACGATCCCGGGGAAGCTCGAGGAGTCGTGCTCGGATTGGTTCGAGCCCGCTTGACGCGGTAGTGAGGCCGCATGGCTAGGTCGAGATCAGTCGAGGGTCGAGCGAAGGAACCGGCACAGTCCACACCCGCGATGCCGGAGCTCAAACAAGCCGAGGGTGCGGCCGCGTATGCGCCCGACCAGGCCGCAGACGAGCTCGCGAGACCGATCCAGCTGGCGCCGCAGGAGCCCCAGAAGTCGGTCGTCGAGATCACGGCGGAGATCGCGGCACCCGAGCCGCCCGCGACCCCGGTAGTGCGATACCGGGTCGGGCGGGACAGCCGGATCATTCACCGCGGCAACGTCACGATCGTGAAGGCCGGCAAGGTCGTGGATGAGACCAACTACGACATCAGGCGGCTGGTCGAGCAGGGCGTCGCGCTCGAGCGGATCGACGACTAGCTGTCGATCAGAGAAGGCCTCCGGTGGCCTTGCGCCAATCTCGGATACATCGGTTCACGATATCGTTGGGCTGAGGTTCCAAAGGGCGCCGCCCGGTTTCAAACTCCCGCAATACTTTCGCCACGTAACGGGCGGCCGATTCTGGTGACGCGCTCTCGCCCAAAAGACGGCTGAACAGTTCCCATGATTGAGTGTGGGTCATGTGCGAACCCGGACGACGACCGCGTAGGCCGGGCCCAGGTTCCGGCATACCCAGTGCGCGAACTTGCGGTCGCGGAAGAGGATCCGGTCCTGCTTGGGACCGTCGCACAACACCTGGTCCACCAGCATCTCGAACGAGCACATATCGTTGATGTGGTCGTAAACAGCCTTCGCCAGGGCCTCCGGGGTCAACCAGACGTTTGGATCGTCCGGTATGGTGTCGGAGTCCTTGAATCGGACGGCGTAGCGGTATCGGGGCATGGGCCCGGGATGGCGCCCGGTGCATCGATGCGCGGTAGGCTGACGGCGTGGCCCTGACGGAACTCGAGCGGGTAAAGGTGCGAAAGCACCTCGGCTACCTAAACGTGGCCAGTGTTGCGACGTTCGCGCTCGGCGTACCGGCCAACATACAGACGCAGTTCGTGATCGAGCCCGCGATGGACCTGCTGCTCCCGCAGGCCGAGGGGATCGTGCGGCAGTACCTGGAGCAGCTGGACGCGATCGAGTTCCAGGTGTTCGACGACGCCGATACCTTGGTGGCCTCCAAGGTAGGTTCGATCGACCTGAACCCCGTGGAGTTCGAGAAGCTGCTGCAGCGCTACGACTTTGTTCGTCAGGGTCTCGCGAACGCTCTTGGGGTATTCGTGAATCCATACGATCGTCGCTTCTACAACGTCAACGCCGTCGGGGGTGTGAACGCCCAGGTGATGCACTGATGAACTCCTTCGGGCTCGGGATCTTGTTCGGGGTGGCGTTCTGCGTCGGTGGGGCGTGTGCGCGACCGGCCCCACCCGCGACGGTGCCGGCTCGCGCTACGTCGCCCGCTGCGGTCGAGGACGCGATGAGCTGCACGGTCGAGGACCCCGGGGACGGGGACGGCGTCCTGCTGGTCTGCACGGTACCGCGGGACTTGTCGGGCCAGGTCCGGCAGATTCTCGAGGGTCGCGCCGCCGCGGCCCAGAAGGCGAAACCCCGATGAACCCTGTGTTCCCGCTCCCGAAGATCTTCCACTTCCCGTGCTTCATCTGCCCACCGGAACCGACGATTACCGGTGGAGGTATCTGTCGGGGACACGAACAGACGCCTCCGGCCTGGAACCGGGGACTCGAGCGTGAGACCTGCACGTGCCCGCACTGCGGTGACCGGCACGACCGCCGGGATCGGTAGGTCGAGGTGCCGAAGGTCAGGGCGCTCCCGCCCGAGAAGGTCACCCGGACGGTCGTCGTCAAGCTCGGACGGGTCGCCGATAAGGTCCGGCAGGTCGCGACCGAGCTCGGGGCGCGCCCCTGGCGAGTCTTCCTGGTGCATACCCGCGCGTCCGGGGAGGAGCGCGGTGAGGGAACCACCAAGGAGCTCCGGAGGGTCGAGATCCTGCCGACTCCGAGGGTCCGGAGCCTCGACAACCTGACGTTCAACCCGTACCACGCGGGCGTCTTCCCCCTGGGGGCCCTGACGGTCGACGAGGTCTCGACCCACTTCACGGAGGACCAGCTCCGTGGTCTCGACTTTCCGCGCGAGGGAGAGCTCGAGGTACCGGAGCCCTGGAACTTCTTCTACGAGGTCGTGCAGGACGGCCGGCAGGCGCAGCCGGTGCGGCCCCAGAAGTTCCGACTTCTGTCGGAGCCGTTCCTGGACGCCGAAAACGTTCAATGGACGCTCCGGCTGGAGCGCGTGACGGGCGACGGGCCCCGTCGGGATCCCGAGACCGACTGACTTCGCGGTCTTGGCGGCGCATCGATGCGCGGGGGCGTCCGGGTGGGCACGATCTTCGGAACATGGCCCCAGGAATCGCCAGACCTCCGGGGGGTACCCAACCCCCCGGGGAGGTGACAAAACGAGCTCCTGGGGGCGCCAGCATCGAGGATTGGGCGGTTTCGGGCCTCGTGGTCCAACCGCGAAAGAACTGGTGCGGACCCGCGGCGCTCCGGAACGCGCTGCTGTGGCACGGTGTCCGGGTGTCGCCCGTCCGGATTGCCCGCGCGAGCGTCACGAGGTGCTGCGAGAAGGCCGCCCGCGGCCCCGCGGGTGCGAGGCGACTCTGGCGGGGCGGGCGGTGCGAACACGGCCTGAGGGTGGCCTCCCGGGAGCTCGGGTTCCGGTTGGGACACGTCAAGGCGGTCGAGACCACGGAGGCGCGCCAGAAGCTCCGGCGACTCATTTGGGGCGGTACCCCGGTCCTGGTGTGCGTGGACAAGTACGGCCACTGGGTGGCGGCCGTCCGGGCAACGCTCCGGCACGTGTGGATCTGCGACAGCGTCGGCCGGTGGGACGACCCCGCGAACGACCTGCCGGTCTACCAGCGCTGGACCTGGACGGCGTTCCTCAGGCGGGTCGTGTTCGGGCTCCCGGAGGAGGCGAGGTTCGACTTCTACCCGGTGGTCCGGGTGGCGATGTAGGCCTTCAGGGGACCCAGGGGCCCGCGTACCCCGCCAACATGAGCAGGAGCGTCAGCGAGACCAACAGCAATCCGAAGGGGAACCAGTACCAGAAATCGAATGTTTTTTTCATGAGCATCACAATGGCGGGGTGCCCACTACCGTCATTCCGCTGAGCGAGGCTGGTGCTTGGGTCGCCCGGGTGGGGCGCACGATGCCGGACGCCGCCCGGCGGGGCCTGTTCGCGGCCGCCAACCGACTCGTCAACACGCTGAAGCAGCTTGAGCTCCCGACGGACCGCGGGATCGCGCGCGCCGGCTGGAAGGCCGAGAAGCTCGACGACGGCGCCGCGGTATTCAACGGGGTCCTGGAGGCCGTCCTGATGGAGGGCGGCGTCCGGCCCGAGAACGTCAAGGTCGGCCGCAAGATGATCGACGCGCTGACCGAGTGGGCACGCCGCAAGGGCCTCGGGGCCCAGCACGTGGACGTCGAGGGTGGCGGTCGCTTGATCCGCCACGAGACGCGCCCGCCCGAGGAGGCGCTCCGGGGGGTCGCGTTCGCGATCGCCAACGCGATGAAGAAGAAGGGTCTCTTCCGACCCGATCAGGGCGGGCTCAAGCCACTCGAGCGCACCACGAAGTCGCTAGGTCCCGAATTTGTCAGGCAAGAAGTTACGCGGGAAATCAAACGAGTCTTTGGGCTGTAGGCTTTCGGGGTGAGCTCCGACAAGACTCCCGCCCACAAGCTGATCCAGGGGACACCATTCGGGGCCGTTTACCCGGCTCGCGCGGCCGCGGAGTTCCCGGCGATCGACGGCAGGACCGCGGGTCTACGGGTGCTGCGCCGCTACATCTCGGAGCTGACGTTCCACCGTCCGGGTGACGCGGGGTCTCCGAGGCTCATCCCGTTCCGGATCCCACTCGACGACATTCACGTGGAGCAGCCCGACAACGTCGTGAACCTGCTGAAAGAGACCAAGCCGGGCGGCACCAACGCGGCGGTCGTGTTCGTGCCGGGGGCCGGACAGTACCTGCCGGTTGGACTTTCGACGTTCCTCGAGGAGGAAACGCGCGACAAGTTTGGAAAAGATACGGCCCTGCAGGTGCAATCGGAGTACCAGGAAAACGTGACGCTCGAGTGCTGGGCGACCGACAAGCCCACCCGCCGGGCCATGGTGGCGGGGCTCGAGGCCGCGCTGGTGCCGACCGAGCAGATGTACGGGATCCGGTTCCGGATGCCGGACTACTTCGACCAACCGGTGTGCTTCTCGCTCGATTCCGGCATGCGGCCCGATGACCCCGACACCGTCCGAAACCGCCGGTGGGCCCACATGATCGTCGAGATGCGGTTCGACGTGGTCCGGCTCGTGAACGTCGAGACCCTCCGGCCCGTGGCGGCGGTCGACGTGTACGACGGCATCCCCAACATACCGTTCGGGGTAGTGCTGCGCGGTTAGGCCTGGTGCATCCTTCGGGAGACCGCCTCCGCGGCGGGAAGGAGACCTGCCCGTGGGAAGTTTCATCCGCCGTTTCTTGAGTGACCCTGGTGTGGGGGTATTGATCGAGATCGAGTCGATCAACATCCTGGACCTCGAGCCGCCGGCTGCGATCTCGGGCATCGGCACCGGGACCGCGATGGTCGTGGGCGAGTTCGAGGATGGCCCCTTCAACGTGGCGACCGAGGTCTCGGGGGCAGACGACCTCGCGGCGACGTTCGGCAGTTTCGGCTACCGACGCGGCGGCACCGTCGCGAACGATCCGTGCGCACGCGCCCGCAAGGCCGACTCGGCCGTCAATCCGGAGTTCTGGAACGGCAACGCGATGGCTCAGCTCACGGGCAAGCGGTTCGCACGCCTCGTGTGCGTGAGGGTCGACACGTCCGTAGGCGCCGTCCGGTTCACGCGTCAGGCGGCGGTCCTGGGGGCCGCGAAGCCCTCCTACCAGATCCAGAACGCTCAGACGCTCTCGTTCGACGTCGGTGGTGGTGCCCTGACGGCAACCTTCAGCGCGGCGGCGGCCGTCATGAACGGAGCCGGTGGCACGTTCGCGATCGTCGGCGGCGAGACCGTGACGCTCGCGATCGACGCGATGCCGCAGTTCACCGTGACGTTCCTGTCGACCGACAACTCGGTCGCGGCGGCGGCCGCGCGGATCAACCAGTACGCGGGGTTCACGCTCGCGACGACCAACGCGGGTCAGCTGGTCCTGACGAGCCGCCAGCTCGGCTCGGGCGCGAAGGTCCAGGTGGTGGCGTTCGACGCCGGCGGCACGGCGACGAAGCTCGGCCTGACGGTCAGCACCCAGAACGGCACCGGCAACGTCGCGGACTCGAACGCCGTCACGTTCGCGGAGCTCAAGACGGTCGTCGAGGCCGCGGCCGCGGGCGTCAAGATCGACCAGACGTCTGACCTCAGGCCTCGCGCCTCGTTCGTAACGACCCCCGGGACCGGCACCATCACGGTGGTGGCGCCCCAGACGGCGACCGACTTCGGGTTCGTGGTGGGCGACACCGCAGGTGCCACGGGACCCGCGGGCACGATCGCCGCCGGCACCGTCGTCAAGACGGGCGGCGGGGTCCGATACCTCACGATGCAGGACGTCGACGTCCTGGCGACCAACGCGGGGCCCTACGAGGTGAAGATCCGGCACGCGCTCGACGACGGCACCGGCACGAGCTCGCTCGCGGGTTCGATCACGGTGGTGGACAGCTCGACGCCGATCGACTTCGGCAGCTTCGCGGTCATCAACCTGGTGCCCACGACCAACGCGCTCACGGAGGCGGCGCTCGACGCGGCCTACGAGTTCGCGTTCGACCAGACGCTCGACGTCAACACGGTCGCCAAGGAGGTCAACCTCTCGTGGTCGGCCCGCCAGTCGAACGCGTGCCGCCGCAAGGGCAAGGACAACGCGCTGTTCGCATCGGCGAACGGCTGCTTTGGTCGCCTGTTCGCGGCTCGTCCGCCCCTCGGGACCCTCAAGTCGATCGCCAAGGGCAATGCCGAGCCGGGCGTGGGTCCGTACCGCGACCAACGGCTCGTGTACTGCTACCCGGGCGCACGCGCGCTCCTGCCGGCGATGGCCCAAGTGGGCACCGCGGGCGGCGCTGGATTCACGGCCGACGGGGTGATCGACCAGGGCTCGGACGGCTGGCTCTGCAGCGTCTGCAGTCAGCTGGCGCCCGAGGAGAACCCCGGGCAGGACGCGGGCCTCATGGGGAACGTCGTGGGCCTCGAGAGCTCCCCGAACGTCCAGGGGTTCACGATCGTCGACTACACGGACTTCCGCGCCAAGGGGATCTGCGCGCTCCGGCTGGACGGCGGCGTCGCGTCGTTCCAGTCGGGCGTCACGTCGGTGGACCCGTCGGTGCAGCCGAACCTCCGCAACATCGCGCGCCGCCGCATGGCGGACTTCATCCAAGACACGCTCGCGAACGCCCTCAAGGGGTTCGCCAAGAAGCTCTCGACGGTCAAGCGACGTGCGGCCGTCGTGAGCGAGGTTCGGGGGTTCCTGAGGGGCCTGAAGTCGCCCGAGAATCCGTCGGCCCAGCGGATCGCCGACTTCGACGTCGCGCCGATCATCAACGCGGTCGAGCTCGCGCAAGGCTTGTTCCGCCTGAAGATCGCGGTTCAGACGCTCTCGAGCCTCGACTCGATCGTCCTGCAGACAACTATCGGTGAGGGTGTCGATGTCTCGGAGGCCGTGTAGCGGTCACGCTTTAGGCGGGAACCAGGAAAGGGACCAAAGCCGTGTCGCAGAGAATTAAAGGCCAGGAGGTTTCCGTTAGCATCGTAAATAACGGAGTCCTCGAGACAACCTTGTCGGCGATCAGCGATCTGAACGACGAGGACATGTTCGAAATCAAGCAGCAGGGCTACCTGGGCGAGACCTCGAACCGCGGCGACGAGATCTACAACGGCACCAAGGGTGACCTGTCGATGCACCTGCAGTCGCAGGAGTGGTTCACGTTCAAGCAGGCGATCAACGACCGCGCGCGCCGCGTGAAGCCCGACCTGGTGTTCAACATCGCGGTGACGTCGTTCTTTCCGAACGGCGACACCCCGACCGTCACGTACCCGGACGTCAACTGGGGTCCCATTCCGACCAACATCCCGAGCCGCGGCGACTACGTGAAGGTCAAGCTCGAGTGGTTCTGCAGCGCGACCGACGTCGCGCTCAGCTGACCCAGCAATATCCTCACTCGCCAAACATTCGAACGCCGGCCTCCTGCAGGATGGTTGAGTAGGCACACTCGAATGCGTCGGACATACGCTGTGCTCTGGCCTCGCCCACCAAGTCCCCATGTCGCAGCGTCACAACCCACAGGCTTCCGATATAGGGATCGTCTGCTCGCTCTCGCCGGATCTCGGTCACGAATGTCATGCACCCAGATGGCGTTGCCCGCGCATCGATGCGCCGTCGCCGTGGTAGTTGACGGCGCATGACGGAACAGCAGCGGGGCCCCCGGGGGGCGAAGTCGTTCAGGGACGCGACCCAGCAGGTCCGGGAGTCCGAGCCGACGCCCGATGATCTGCAGGAGCTCGACGAATCCGGGCCCCCCGAAGACGACCCCGAGGCGGACGTGGACGCACGCGAAGTTCCGCAGGTCACGGGGCCCGCGCAGCCGCGCGACCTCACGGGGCTACCCGGGTGGGTGAAGATCCCACAAGACCTCGAGTTCCCGCCGCGGGGCGTCACGTGGTGCTGCATGCGGTTCGAGCCCGAGTGGACGGACCGGCCCGACGCGGGCGAACGCCAGTGCATCCTGTGGAACCTCTCGGTGGGGGACGAGAAGTTCGCCCGCAAGCGCGCCCGGGGAGATGCCGAGTCGATGCTGGACGAGCAGGCCAAGCAGATGATCCGGGCGATCGACGGCCAGCGGATCGACTACGGGAGCCCGAACTCGCCCTACTCGCCGGACCGGTTCTGGGACGAGATCGGTAAGAAGTGCCGGATGCTGGTGATGAATTACTTCATGAAGGTCCACACGCTGGAGCCGGCGGAGAAGCTCCATTTTTTCGCCAATTGCCTCGTTGCGAGGACGGTAGCGCCCTCCGCGACGGGGCGTACGGCCAAGGCGCGTGGCCCGCGGACCCGGACTACCTGACGGACCTGCTGGAGGAGCTGGCGCACCCCTGGGGCTACGACCCCAGCAACCGGAACCAGCGCAAGCTCACCAGGACCCGCCGGGCGTTCGAGTGCTGCTGGCCCCTGCAGTTCACGATCGACCCCGAGGCCCAGGAGCAGTACCGGCTCCGCCAGATCGTCTACCTGGGGCGGTACGGCCGACAATCGATGCGATGGGCCGACTGGTGGGACTGCGACCTCGAGGAGTTCGATCAGCTGCACCAAGAGCTCTCGGAGTTCATCACGCGCGAGAACGCGGCGAACCGGACGGCTGAGAACCACGACTAGAAGTTAAGAAAGACCACACCTGCCCTGCCGCACCGCACCGCGCCTTGCCCAGCCTTGCCATACCGAACCGCGCCTAGCCCTACCTGCCCTGCCTCACCCGACCCCGTCAAACCTCGCCTTGCCATGCCGAACCTCGGCTGAAGACACGATGGCGTAGTCTCTCGGGATGGCCGAGACAGTCGAGATTCGCTCAGTCCTCAAGCTCGACGACCGCTCCAGCGACGTCGTCGAGAAGATGAAGGGCGGATTTGAGCATTTGAACGAAAAAGTCAGCGAAGTTCAACACGAATTTGCATCTTTCGCGAAACAAACGCTCGCGGTGGCGGCGGGGTTCGAGATCGGCCGGGGAATCGAATCGATTCGAGAGTTCGGTCACGAGGTCCTGGAAGCCGGCAAGAACCTCGAGGAGGAGCAGAAGCAGCTTGCGGGCGCGATCTCGATGGGCGACAAGTCGGGGCGCTCCTACGACCAGGTCAAGCAAGAGGCCAAGGGCCTACACGAGGAGCTCGAAGGGCTCGCGATCTCCGCGGGTGCGTCGACGGAGTCGATTGTGGACGCCTTCACGACCATCCAGTCGCGGTCGCAGCGGTCCACCGAGGAGGTCAAGTCGCTCACGGAGGAGATGGTTTACGCGAGTCGCGCCGTACCGGGCGGCATGGAGGGCATGGCGAGCGCGTTCCGGGACCTCGAGAGCGGCATCGTCCGGCCCCGGAACCAGCTGGTGCAGTTGATGGTCATGACGGGGGTCGTCGACGGGAATGCCCGCAAGGTCGCCAAGAACCTCAACGCGATGTTCCAGGCGGGCCAGGCCGACAAGGTCACGGAGCTGGCGGAGCGCGCGATCACCAAGATGTCGGAGAAAATGAAGGCGGCGCCCGCGACCTTCAGCCAGACGATCGCGAGCCTCAAGGCGCTCCGGGAGAGCATTTTCGAGACCGTCGGGGCGCCGATCCTGGCAGCGCTCGTGCCCCCGCTGCAGCAGCTCAAAAAGTACTTCGTGGAGCACCGGGAGGCGATCGAGAAGTTCGCGCACGTTATGGGCGAGAAGGTCGGCGTCTGGGTCAACGAGGCGGCCGACAAGATCAAAGAGGGGTTCCAGTACCTGCAGGACCACGCCGAGGACATCGCGAACGCGATCAAGGAGGGCGTGTCGGCCGTCCGGGCGGTCGTGGAGTTCGTGATCGCTCACCGGGAGGCGCTCGCGATCGCGTTCGGCGCCAAGATGGCGGCCCCCGTGATCGGGGGCGCCGTCGGGGCAGTGCGCGAGGGCATCGGCATGGTGCAGGGGATCGCGGGTGCTGGAGCTCCGGCGCTCGGGATCGCCGGTGGCAGCGCGGCGGCGTTCGCGACCACGATCGCGGCGTTCGCGGCCGCCGTGGGCGCGTGGGCGTTGGCGATCGACCAGTGGAACAAGCTCTTCTCGATCTGGCACGGGAAGTCGGACGCCCAGCAGGACGAGGAGGCCCGAAAAGAACGGTTCGAGGCTATGGGGAAGTCGACCGGCAAGATCGACACCCACGCGTTCGACGTCATGAGGGCGAAGTTCGTCGAACAGGCGGACGCCATGGGGATGACGTCGCGCGCCGCGGGCGAGCTCGCGGACTCCTACTGGGCGCAGCACCGGGCGCTCCGGCAGCAGGCCGACCAGCTCGATGAGGTCACGCAGATGATCTCGAGCGGCAAGGACTTCGAAGCCTCGAGCCAGTGGGTCGTCATCTACGACAAGGCCGTCCAGTCCCACAACGAGGCGATCATGCAGTACGCGGCCGACGTCATCGCGGGCAACCAGACGCTCCAGAACGCGTTCTTGGCGAGCGGCGCTCAGCTCGAGGGCGGGTTCGACAAGCTCGGCGAGCTCGTGATGGGGAAGTCCGAGGAGTTCGGCAAGATCCTCAAGGGCATGGGAGGCGAGGGTGGCAAGGGGAAGCTGCCCGACAAGGTCAACCTCAATTTCAACGGCAACAACTTCCAGATCAAACAGGAGTTCCGCCAGGGTGACCCGGACCGGATCGCGATCGCGTTCAAGAAGGAGCTCGTCAAGAGCGCGCTCTACCGGCAGCAATCTCGGGTTTCCACACCTTTCGGTCTGTAGTTAGGCTCTGAGACGGCGCATCGATGCGCGGCCCCTCGGGGGTCGTCATCCTTCACGTTATGTCGAACGCGGTCTTCAGCGGGACCCTCACGTGGACGCCCCCGGGTGGTGGAGGGGTTCACGTCACGAACGTCTCGGTCTCGTGCACCTACGCGGCCCAATCCGACGGGACCATCGACATCCCGGACACGACTCCCTCGACGACCGCATTCAGTCTCGCGTTCGGCAGCATCGCGACTCCCAAGATGTTGCTGATCAAAAACGACAACAACCAGGACATGGGGATCCGACTCCAGTCGGCCATGAGCGACGAATTCCAGGTGCCGGCGAATTCGGAGGTCATGATCGCGATGCCGACGGCACCTCTTTCGAATCCCATCACGGCCATCAAGGTCGTGACGACCGCCCTCCAGACGGGCGCCGGTTCCGTGTCGTACCTTTTGTTCGGTGATTGACGGCCTAACCGGCCCCCCGCACACTGGAAGCCGAGAGGACGAACTCGAAAGATGGCCAAGTTCCTACCGTTCCTGAAGAAGGGCAAGCAGAACGCCGAGTCTGCGAGCTCGCCCTCGGACCCGAGTGCTCCGTCGTCTGCATCTTCGCCCTCGGACCCGAGTGCTCCGTCGTCTGCATCTTCGCCCTCGGACCCGAGTGCTCCGTCGTCTGCATCTTCGCCCTCGAGCGCTTCCTCGCCGTCGGCCCCACCGCCGCCCAAGAAGGGCAAGATGCGGATGGGCAAGGGCCTTCAGGCCTGGATGAACCAAAAGGGCTGAGGCCCACGTCCGGCTAGGATCCGGTCGTGGCGACCGCGTCTTCCGTGACGATTCAGGAGCTGTCGGGTGACCGGCGGATCCTCGAGCTCAGGGGGCCCGGACTTCCGCTGAAGGGCGCCTCTTGGGAGGGCACCCAGCGCGTCGTGACCAGCTGGAACCCAGGAAACCCGGTAGAGGCGACTCAGCAGGTCCTGGGGGCGACTGAGGAGCCTTCCGAGTGGGAGGGCGAGTGGAACCGCACCCGGCTGGGCCGGACCCCCTGCATGTTTGTCGACGAAGCCGGAAGTCACACAAGGGTGATATCTCCGACTTTCCTGATCGACGTGGTTGACGACTTCCGGATCCGGGGGTCGAAGCTACGCGTCACCTGGACGGTCGTCGACGAGTCCGGGACTCCGAGGGTCTCAAAGACCCGGGAGGGCAGGATCTCGAAATTCGTCGTCCAGGCGATGACGGCCTACGACTTCACCTGGAAGCTGACGTTCGCGTGGAGTGGGCGCGGTGGTGCGCAGCAGAAGGTTGTGGCGACCCGAGATGGCGACCTCGACAGCGCTATACGCGGACTTCAAGCGACAGTTAACGATCTTGTAGGGGCAGCCGAACGCGCGTTTTTGATAGCCAGCAAAGCGACTATCGCGAAGTCCGCCAATACCTTGTCGTTGGGCCAGCTCGAACAGCTTTCGAAGGCGCCACTCGCGCTCGTCCAGGGTCTCTTGCGACCGGTCGAGAAGGCGACGAGTGACCTGAAACAGCTCGGCGACATCGTGCAGACCGTCAGGGCGTTGCCGTTCAGCATCGCGAACGCGGCGCTCGCGACGGCCGGCAACGCTATCGCGGTCGCGAACCAGTTCCACGACCGTATGAGCCGGAGGCCCGCCGAGCAGAACACGACGCGGCTCGAAGTGTCGGCGCTCACGAGGGCTGCCAAGTACTTCTGGAGCACCGCGGACTCGAGCCGCCAAGTGGCGCGGCGCGGCCAGGAGCTCAGGGCGAGGATCGCATCGGGGGGTAAGCACCCGAACGACGTCACGGTCCGCCGGACCATCGAGATCCACGTGGTCAAGCAGGGCGAGACCCTCGCGACGATCTCACAGCGGCACTACGGGAACCCCGACCACGCGATCGACATCGCGCGCGCAAACCGTCTGCCGTGGCATCAGACGACGTTGCCGGCGGGCCGGACGCTCGTGATCCCGCTGCTGGACTCCTCCAAGGGACCGTCGACGTAGGCTACCGGCATGCCGGACCGGGAAGTCGCATTCGAACAAACCTATTTCCCGGCCGCAAAACTGCGGTTCGTGCTCCGGTTCGAGGAGTTCGGCGACGTCACGGTTGCCGCCAAGGCGCCCAAGACACTCGTGCACCGGCTGAAGGGCACCAAAGCGACCCGTGGTGCCTTGTCGGTGCAGAAGGATCCAGACGCGCCCGCCGGGGTGACGAGGTTCCTGCTGGTGCCGGCGTCGGGTACGGCCTCCGGGGGACCGCAGAAGGAGGACGCGAGCGCCGACGGACGCACGTGGGTGGTGGGCGGTATCATCCCCCGGACCGCGAGCCTGAAGAACAACGGCATCAGGACCGCATCCGAGCTGAAGGCCCAGCTCAAGTTCGTCGACCTGCCGTTCGACCCGCGGGTGATCCGCTCGTGCGCGGTTGAATTTTATTTGGGTTGTTTGGCGGAGAAAGATTTCCAGGACGGGCAATCAGGTGCCGTCCGGGGGCCCTCGGACCGTTCGGGTGAGGGTGGGCATAGTCTCTTGGTGCTGCCGGACGAGTACGTCGACCAGTACGGCAAACGGCGCACCAACCTGCGGTTCCAGGGGTGGGTCGACGAGTGGGAGGTCTCGTGGCCCGATGACGAGGAGCCCACCGTGACGGTGTCGTGCCGCGACAACACCAAGGTGTTGATCGACCAAGACGTACCGCCGAAGCTCGCGGTTTCGGCGAAAAAGCCGATCGACGAGGCGATCGCGAACTACCTGTCGAACTTCCCTCAGTTCGCGGGTCTATCGGTGGAGTACCAACCGGCCGGCCAAGAGGTACCGGTGCTCGAGAAGGTCCTGACCAAAACGGCATTCCAGCCAAAACTCGGACCGACCCCGTCAGGAGCCGGCGGTGCCAGCAACAAGATGTCGGTGTGGGACTACCTGACGGACATCGCGGGGGCGCTCGGCCACATCATCAGGGTCGACGGCACCACCGTGATTATCCAGACGCCCAGAAGCATCACGTCGCGCGACTTCGGGCAGCGGCAGGACGACCCGTTCGTGCCCCGCACGACTCCCACGGGATTCCAGATGGAACGTCGTCACCTCGTGTACGGGCGCAATATCGTGGACTACAAGGTCGCGCGCGCGTTCGGCCGCCAGGCTCCGCAGAACGTCGAGGCCCGCAGCTACAACGGGGCTCGCAAGAAAGAGCTCGTCGTCAGGTTCCCGGTGGCGGGCCAGACGATCGTGACGGACGCCCACCCCGGGGACGGTCACTCGGAGCGCAAGTACCTGGTGTGGCGGGTCAAGGGGGTCAAGGACGAGAAGACCCTGCGGCTGATCGCGCAGTCGGTGTACGAGACCGTCGGACGCAACGAACTGTCGGTGCAGATCCGGACCAAGAACCTCGCGAGTTTCGGGGGTGGCAATGAGGATCCGGACCTGCTGGACGCGAAACCGGGGGATGCGTTCGAGCTCGTGGTGATGCGAGACGCCGATAGCTCGACCCTCACGGCGATCGAGGAACAACTGCTGATCTCCGATAGTGCACGCCGGTTCCTCGAGGCGGCGGGGTATTCGGGTGGGCTCGCGGACGCGTACGCAAAAGCCTACGGGGATGCGGCGTTCGGCACGACCTTCATGCTGCGCGACATGTCGTTCGAGTGGAACGACGACGAAGGCGTTTCGATCGTCGTCAACGGGGTTAACTACATCGAGATTCGGGCCGACAAGCTCCTGCCGGCGGGTGAAGAACAGGACCCCGGGAATTCATCAGGCGCCACTCAAAACAAGCGTCACCAGACGGAAACGATTTAGCCCTTCAGGACGTCTCGACAGTGCACCACGCAGTCCAGGTAGGCGGCGTTCGTGGCGCAGACCAACGCGTGAAGCCGCGGGTCGAGTTTCGAGGCCTCGTACTCTTCCGAGTCCTCGGGGAACGGTAGGTACCCGCCAAAGTTGGCCATGTTCCGGACGGTTCTCTGGAGGAGTTCTTTTTTCTCGTTCATGGGTCCCGCGATGGCGCCCCGCGCATCGATGCGCCGCACTGGTAGAACGCTCCCGTGGACTTCTCATCGTTCAACCACGGCGCCGCGGCCCCCGGAAACGACACGCGTCAGTGGTGCAGCTATGGCATCGTCGACGACGACCAGGAGGACCAAAAGTCCGTCACGTTCGACCCCGAGCACGGTCCGCTGGTGTCGGTGACGCTTCAGCCGAGCGGCATGCCGGTGACCTGCAGGGTCGCGAGCTGGTGCGCCGGTAACGGTGAGGCGTCCTACTTCCCGTTCGTCTCGGGCGACGAGTGCATCGTGCTGGTGCCGGAGGGCGACGAACGCGCCGGCTGCATCATCGTCGGTCGCGGCAACAGCGAGATCGACCGGTTCCCCACGACGGTGGCGGGCCAGGACGTCACCAAGAACTCGGTGGCGTTCCACCGGGTCCGGTGTCCCTACGTGTTCGAAACAGCTGATTCCTGGATGGTCCGGGGGGCGACCACCGGGAACTTCCTGCTGCTCGAGAAGGCCGGCAACGTCACGGTGGCGGACGGTTTCAAGGACTTCGTGCACGTGGGGGCCGACTTCGTGGGCCTGCAGGCGTCGGATGCCGATGGCGCGCCCGTGTTGCTGCTGCAGCTCGACAAGAACAACAAGCTCGTGACCCTCGAGGCCACCGGGGGCGGCAAACTCACCCAGGGGGTCGACGGGAACGGCTCCTGGTACGCGGTCGGGCAGATCTCGTTCGGCGCGGGCGGCATGGTGGCGGGCGAACACCTCGCGACCGTCGAGGGCGTCGCGAACCTCGTGAGTTCGGTCTTGATCGGACTCGCGGCGTTCTCGGCGCCCGGCGCGCTCGCGACACTCTCGAATCCGGTGGTCTCGCAGGGCGTTGTCGCGGCGGCGGCGACGCTCGCGGGTACCGGGGCGCTGCTGCCTCCGACGCTTGCGGCGATCCAGACGGCGCTGTCGGCGAAGCTCCAGAATCCCACCGGGTTGAAACCCGGGATCGGGAGTCCAAGTCTTTTGGGCGGGTGATTCATGGCGATCGTCGGTGCTGATGCAGGGTTTTCGAACAGTCCACCGGCGGCTTCGCTCTGTGGTTTTCGAATCCCAAAATTGTTCGTCAGTTTCAGCCTGAATATTCCGTTCCCGAAGCTGCCGCCGTTCCCGCCGAAACTGACGCTGTCGCTCGGGATCAACTGCGACCTCAATAACCCGCTGTCGTTTTCAGCATCACTCCCATGGGGCGGCGGTCGTGTCGGGACCCGAGACCCGGACCCGGACGACCAGACGGACATCGACGGCGCGCCCTAAACTTCCGACATGCCGCCGTCGATTGGTTGGGGGTCAGCCCCTTGGACGACATTCCCGTGGGGTCTCGGGGGTGGTGGAGGCGGCGGAGGGGGTGGCGGTGGCGGTGGCGGAGTTTTGATCGGGTGGAGTTCGGCCCCTTGGGCGGGATTCCCCTGGGCGCTGGGTGGAGGAGGCATCACCCCGGGACCCGCGTCACCCGAGCTCGCGGAGGCGATCGCGATCGCTGAGAATGTGGTGCAGCTATTCTTCACGGCGGAGCTCCAGTTCACGGGCCTGAACGACTTCAACGACGCCGGGGACCCGAGCCACTACGTCATCACGCCGGTTGCCGGCACCGTTGGGTCGGACGGGTTGCCGGCGCGCCCCGTGACGGCCGTGTTGGTCGAATCGGTCGAGCCCGGTGGCTCCGGGATCCCGGGGACCATCCTGAACCTGATCCTCGATCGCCCGCTGTCGCCGTACCCGGCCGAGTACCTCGTGGTTGTCGAGAACCTCGTGACGATCGACTTCATCCCGCTGGACCCGATGAACTCGAACGCGACCTTCTTGGGCACACAGCAGCCGCCTCCCCAGCTGACGGTCGACCAGGCGCTCCCGACGCGCGACTTCGCGCACCCCGACACCCTCGAGGCGCAGCTCGACCCGCTACCGTCGGCAGGTGATCCGGCGGTCCTGGGGACGTTCCCCGTGGGGTCGGACGGCGACTACGCGGCCGACTCCGGGACCCCGAACCTCAAGAAGCGCATCTACCGGCGCATCACGACTACCAAAAACCGGTTCCTCCACCTGGGTAACGGCTACGGCGTCGGGGTCCAGAACTTCAGCAAGATGCTGGCGACCGCGGGAGTGCGGCAGCAGATCGCGGCCGATCTGCAGGCCCAGATCGCCCAGGAACCAGACGTCAAGAAGGTGGCGGTCCGGATGGTGTTTGATCCCGCGTTTCCGGAGCTCACGCGGATCGTCGTGTTGGTCCGGCCGACCGCCGGCAAGCCCGTCAGGTTCGACGCACCCCTGGTCGACTTGGGTTGAAGAAAAGTAAGAAAGCACTCACCTGCCCTGCCTTGCCTAACCCGGCCTCGCCCAGCCGCACCTATCCCTGCCTCGCCAGACCTCGCCTCGACGTTCGGTTCGATGGCGCACAATAGGCCGTGGCTGACCTCCCGAGTCGCAATGACCTGTTGAATCTCGGGCGCGAATATGTTTTGACGCGCGCGACCAAAATCGACCCTGCACAGGTCGATGTCCAGGGTTCGGACGTCAACATTTTCGTCGGTTCGACCAGTGTCGTCGCGTGGGCTCTGATTACCCAACTTGCCTATCAGACCAACCGATTGCTTCTGGACGGCGCCGAAGGCGAAGATTTAGACAGGCTCAGCTGGGACAGGTACCGACTTCCTCGGAAGGGTGCAGCTCCTGCGGTCGGGACCGTGCAGTTTCGCCGCACCTCTGCCGCGGGTGGTCTCGGCATCATCCCCGTGGGCACCAAGCTCCAGACGAACGACGGCATCGAGTACACGACCCTGACGGCCGCGTCATTCGGCGCGTCCGACCTGGAGTCGAAGGCCGACGTCCAGGCGGTCCAGTCGGGCAAGTCGTTCCAGGTGGGAGCCCAGCAGATCGTCCGGTTCGGCAAGAACCCAATACCTGTGTTCGACGGCACCATCACGGTGACGAACGACGACCCGACCGCCGGTGGCGAGGACCGCGAGCTCGACGAGGTCTTCAAAGAGCGGATCCGCGACTTCTGGAACACGGCACGGCGCGGCACCCTGGCGGCGATCGAGTTCGGCGCCAAGGAGGTCCCGGGGGTCGCGTCCGCCCAGGCGGTCGAGGTCGTGACGTCCGGTGGGATGCCGGCGCGTATCGTGATCCTCTACATCGCGGACTCGAGCGGTGTGTCGTCGAACGCGCTCGCCCAAAAGGTCAGGACCTCGCTGGGCGACTTCCGGGCCGGTGGGATCTTCGTGGACGTCTCGACGTCGGTTCCGCAGATCGTCGACATCCAGCTCAGGCTGGCGTTCTCGGCGAACGTCGACACGGTCGCGCTATCGGTGCTGGTGGTGGACGCCGTGATCGAGTTCGTGAACTCGCTCGCCGTGAACCAGCCACTCCTGGTGGCGGATCTTCAGTCCGTTCTCAGCCGGTTCCGGGACGACGGCCTCGTGGTCTCGACCGACGCGACTGGTGTCAACTCGACCATCGTGGCGCCCGTGGGCGACATCGTGCCGGACCCCGGTCGGACCATCCGGACGACCGAGCAAAACGTCGTCGTCCTCTGAACTCCCGCGCATCGATGCGCCACCAGAACGGTAACCTTCCGGGGTGACCGTTCCCGTTCAGCCGGACGCCGGCAGCTTGTCGCTCGAGACTCTTCTCAAACTTTGGGAGGCGTCGGTCGATCCGCTCTACAGCCAGACGTTGCTTCAGAAGGGCGACGGTTCGGGCCTCGAGGTGTTCGGCCAGATGGCGGCCCAGCTCGCCAGGGCCTCGAAGGCGATCGACGTCACGACGCAGGCCATGTTCATCCAACCCTGGTCTGGTCAGACGGAGGCACCCGCGGCCGGTGCGGCGCGCGCCACCGTGGTGCTGTCGTTCACGAGGACCAACCGGCTCGAGCTCCCGCTGGTGCTGACGGGGAACGTGCCGGTCGAAGAACAAGTGACCGACTGGGGCGACAACCCCGGGGACGACGGCCAGATCGTCCTGACGGGGCGGCGATACCGGCTCGACGCGCCGCTGGTGTTCCCGCCGGGCGAACCTGGTCCGCTGCTCGCGAACGCAACAGCCGAGCAGGTCGGCTGGGGTGGCAACAACCCAATGCCCGGCACCTTGACGGCGATCGACCAGATCGCCGGAGACTTCACCAACACGGGCGCCGACGTGCTGGCGGCCGGCCTCCTGAGATCAATCAGGGCCACGGGGGTGCCGGACGTGTTCGTGCCGGACCACGTGGGCCAGTACCTCGTGCTCACGGGAGGCGCGAACGCCGGCCAGATCGTCAGGGCGACCTCCTACCAGGGTCCCCAGGGCACCGACGGCGGCACCCTCTTGGTCGAACGCGAGCTCGCGTTCCGCGGTACCCCCGCGGGGACGCTAATCGCGGGTGAGACGGTCCAGCAGGCCACCACGCTGGCCGAGGGCGTCTACCTGGGGGGAAACGCGTCCTACGCGGTCGTGGCGCCGCGCCAGGGCACTTTCGACGGCACCCACGTCCTGACGGGGCTCCAGTCGACCGCCACGTTCACGCCCGTGGCGATCAACGCCGACAACGGGCTCGCGCCCGAGACCGCGGCGGCTGACTGGCGGATGTTCTCCTGGGCGACCGACTGGGGCCTCACGGTAACCAACCAGGCGTCACCCGCGGGCGGCCGGCTCGGGTTCCTGGACGAGCTCGGGCGCGAGCGGAACGTTCGCCGGGGACCCGCGGAGTCGGACGCCCAGTACCGCGACCGGGTCTCGAAGCCCGCGGACGTGGTGTCGCCTAACGCGCTCATCAGGGCGGCAAACCGCGTGCTGGCACCCGCGGGTCTCACGGGGTGTTTCCGCGAAGCAGGTCAGGAAGGGATCCCGGGGTTCTACTTCGACCACGACCAATTCGACATGAACGGGTTCAAGGTCGCGGGACCCGTGAACCAGTTCATCCCGGGGGAGCTCGTCTACCAGCTGGATCCCGCGACCGGTCAGATCGCGTCTGGTCGGGCAGTCGTCGGCTACTCGAACCCCGGGAGTCCATTTGGTCGGGTCTTAAGCACGATCGACGTCCTGCAGGGGACGTTCCAGGAAAACCTCGACATCGTGGGCCAGGTGTCGGGCGCGGTGTTCACGATCCCGCTCGGGACCTTCGGGGGTGGCAACACCGGCAAGGGTCTCGCGGTCGGAGACCGGTACCGATACATCTTCGACTACCTCGAGATGCGCGGCTTTTTTATCGAATCGGTACCGCGGATCGACTTCGGCGAGTTCGGGTTCGGCTACGATGTCGGGTCACACGACTTCTTCGACGACACTGGTTTTTTTGATGGGTTCCCGGCGACCGCCGGTGCTTTTTTCAGAACGCTTTGGCTCGCTCAAGATCAAGCGAAGGCGGGAGGGGTCGGACACGACCTGGTGATCGATTCCGGCCCCTGTCCCTGAAGTCGCAACGGGAAGAAAAGTCGCGTCGGGGCACGGCGCGTCGGGGCACGGTGCGTCGCGTTGGCTCGGTCGCGTGAGGGATAGGCGCGGTTTGGTTAGTCGCAAAGGCTCGGATTGTGTCGTCGAGGCCTGGCACGTCTCGAATTAGATGGCGCGAGTCCCGTAGGTCCCACGGGTCAGGTGAGCCTTCCGGGCCGCCAGCTGCCCTCGCGTGAGTCCCAGCAAACCCGCGGGTTCCTGGCCCGTCGCCTTGGCGAACTCGAGGCAATCCTCGAACCCGAAACCCCTGCGGATCTCGTCGATCCTCCGCTTGGAACGACCACCCCTCACCCAGAAGTAGTTCAGCATCCCGACGTGGTTGCCCCGGTAGGTGGTTTCGCGCACGAGCCGGAACTTCATCGGACTCAGGACCCGCTCGAACACCCGCAAGCGAGACCCCTCACCCCGGTGTTCATCTCGCCCCTTGATGATCGTGGCCATCAGGACACCACCCATGCGGACGTGCTTCGCGAGACTCTGGAATTGCCCGAGCGTCTCGTCTCTGAGAGTCCCGCAGATATCGAAGTTAATGGTGTCGAACAATGTGAACCGGGCGTGCTGCGCCACCCACGCGCTGGCCTCGGCGTGCTGGCACGAGACGTCCGGGTGCTTTTTTAAGAACGCTTCGACGCAAGTGCCCTTCATGTCGAACGCGCGGATCCCCCGGCCCGGCACCCCGAGGGTCTTGAGCACGAAGGCGTCTCCACCCTCTTGACTTGCGAGGATCAGGTGCAGTCCCTCGCGGAACTTCCCCTCCCCGAGGATCCGCCTGGCGGCCAGGTAGGCGGCTAGGCGGATCCCTCTTTTTTCGTTGCTGGCGCCCGGGTACTTTTTCTTGGTTCGTCGCTTTGGCGTGGCGCGGCTTGGATTAGGATTTGGATCGGGTCGTCGCTTTGGCTCGTTGTGGCCGGGCACGTCGCGTTGGCGGGGCGGGTTCATGGCAAGGTCCGTCGCTTTGGTGGGGGTGGAAACGAAAACGAATCGTCGCAGTGATGCAGGTGCGGCTGGACTAGTCGCTTTGGCGGGGTGTGATCAGGTGAGTCGCAGTGGGGAGACGAGACGTGGACCCGGGTTGGCATGATTGGTCGCAGTGATCGGGTGTGACCTGACCAGTCGCTCTGATTCGTAAGGGTCTGAACTCGGCTTGTCGCATTGATGTGGATCGGAAGGTCGCTGGGGTGAGGCCCGGTTGGGTGAGTCGCAGTGGGGTGATCTGGGCCGGATGGGCAAGTCGCGTTGGTGCGGGAAGATCCCGAACGGGTATGTCGCTTTGGCCTGGACGGCGTTGGTACGTCGCAGTGAGGTGGCGGGGGATGGGTCGTCGCAGTGGGACGTGTCGGCCGGGCTCGTCGCAACGGACAGAAAAAAGGACCTGGCCGGGTCATGTGGAGTGAGAGAAAACACGCGACCCGGCCGGCCCCAAGACTTACGACACTTTCTGGAACTCGATGACGTCGAACTTACCTTCGCCGGTCGACCGGGACGCCCCGAGACCGTTCTCTTGGGCGTGCCGCAGGATGTTGACCAGGTCGTCCTCGCCGATGTGGCGCAGCTCCTGGGCGGCCGTCTTGAGCACCCAGATCTCGAACGACATCTTGGGTTTCGACACGTAGTCCATCCGTCGGAGTGCCGACCTCGGACCCTGGGCCGTGTTGACGTGGATCGCGTTCTCCCACGTACCGCTGGGCTCCTTGAGGCCGAAGTAGAGGCGGTCCCCACCGTCGGGTGACTTGACCTCCATGCCCTCGGCCAATATCTGCTTTGAACCCCGCTTTTGCTTGGTGATCCCGAGCACTGTCGAGCTCTGTTTCAGGCACGCTTTGACGCACCGGCAGGGGAAGAAGATCCCCTTCTCATCGCCGAAGAACCCGATCCAGCACTTCTCCGATTGGGTGTTGACCAGCAGGTCGAGGTCTTGCTGGACCAGCTGCGCCGACTGCTCGTCAGCATGCCCGGTTGTCGCCTCGACCCACGCTCGGATGAGCTCTGGGTTCTTGGGGACCCCTCCGCAGATGCGGTCTCGGACCGCGATTGTGACTCGGTACACATCGTAAAGACCCTTAGGGTCGAACTTCTCACGAACACTCATGGCTGATTCTCCTGGTCCGGGATGTTTTGGTGTCCGGACTCTCTCGGGATGGCGCGCTCCCCGCGCATCGATGCGCCGGGGCGATAGACTGCGGGCATGGCAAGCGCCTCCGGCCAAAAAACGATGGTCATCAACCCTCGCGAGAGGGCGATCTCACCGGACATCAACCGACTCCAACAGTTTGGGGCCGCCGATTTCGCGACTGCCCTTGCATATTTATTTGACTACCAAGGCGCCGGGGTCGCGAACTCGGCGGGTGATGGGTCCGTTGGCTCCGTGACCAACACGCCCCTCAGGGCTGAGATCCTCGGGGGTTTCACGGTTCGTCCCCAGATCGGGAGCGCCAACACGCTCGTGGACCCCGGGATCCTGATCTGCGTGAAGCCCGACTCGCCCGCGAACCCGGACGACTCGCCCTACAAGGTCATCAATGACCCGGGGGTCACGAACGGCGCGACCCTCCAGATGATCGCCAACGGGAGCGGGAGCACGCAGATCCAGGTCGTCGAGTGCCAGAGGGTCGAGACGGTCCTAGAGACCGACAACCGCGACATTTTCGATCCCGCGTCTGGGCTGTTTGCACCAGCGCTCGTCAACAAGGTCATCGCGTCGCGACTCCAGTACCGGGTCCGCTCGATGACGCTCGCGGGCGGCATCATGCCGGCCAACGGGTGGCTGATCCTGGTGGTCGCACTAGTGCCGAACGCCGCGACCACATGGGACGACTGCCCATTTGTCTGGGACGTCCGTCCGTTGGTGAGCGACCGCGCGTTCACGCCCGTCGGGGCGTTCTCGACCACGAGCTCGGCGCTGCAGCGGTGCGAGGTCTCGTTCGCGGCTGGCACCGACCACCTGAGTGGTCGGGTCGAGGCCGTCGGGCCGTCGGGCCGCATGTTGGGTGGTGATTTGGGATATAGCCCCGCTGATACGTTCCTCGACCTCTCGTCGAGCGAGCTCCAGCCGTCCGGTTTCGCGCCCGCGGGCGACACGCCCTATTACCTGTTTTTGGCCGAGTTCTTCAACTTGCCGCGGTGGTGCCGCTACACCGACGTCGCGAGTGGAAACCGCAAGCCCGGCCGGCTCCGTGGGATCCCGGTGCTGGCCCCGAGCGTCGCTCCTCCGGTGCCGGTGACGAACCAGAACTTGGTTGGCATCGCGGGACCCGCGGCGTTCAACTTTCCGGGATTCATCGCGGGACCGGGTCAGGCGGTGTGCGTGTGGGCCGGCATGGTGAACCCCGGGGGGGTCTCGCTCAAGCGGGGTTACACGGATGGGTCGAAACGGGTTTACCAGCACACGACGCTCGGGTTCTTCACTCCGACGTCAAAGACGAATGCGGCGTCCACCTGGAACATCCCGATCGGCGTCAATTGTCCCGAGCACGCGAGGGCGCTCCTGTTCCAGGCCCGGATCGGCTGGATCGCGTTCGCGGCTGGCGTCGCACAGATCGACTGGGACGTCGCGCACGACGACGGTTCCGGCACCCTGATGAACCAGGCGGCCTTCGGGTCCAGCACCAGCACCACCACACAGGCGCTCAACATCAACATCGAGTTTTGGGTGCCGATCCCGCCGGTGCCGGCGCCGCTGCTGCAGAAGATCGTGATCTCGTACGCGGGCGCTACGGCGGGCTACGGGACCCCGCCCGACACATCCGACTTGACGCTCCTGGGCTGGCAGCTCTAGGGGCACTCCCGGTAGCTCGTGCCGAGCAGGTGGCGCCGCGCGAGCTGCGCGAGGTCACCGGGTCCGAGGCAGCGGTCGCTCACCATGCGGGGGTCGACCGGACCGACCCGGTACATCGCATCCCGGGGATCCGGCGAGTGACCCCCGGGGTTGTCCGGGTAGAGGCCGAGCTCGTGACCGAACTCGTGGAACACGACCTCGCGCAGCGGGACGCTCGCGGCCGCGCACCTCGAGGGGACGATGATCACCTGGTTGTCGGTCGTGAGCCCCAGGACCGACGGGTCCTGGAGCGCTGCGTATCGAGACCGGAGCGCCCACTCCTCCGGCATCCGGATCAGGACGCGCTCACGGTCCGCTGATTCGAACACCCGCTCGCCCGGCTGGATCTCGAACCGCGCGACCCCGCCGGAAGCGTCCGCCCAGGCGTCTGCTGCCTCCTGGATCTGCTGGACCTCATCGTCCGAAAACGACCGGTCGACCCTGATGACCAAGCCGGCATCAGCACAGCCGGCGCACCACACGAGCACCCAGCAAAACAACACCCACCCGACCGCACCCTTCCAGAATTCCCATTGCGTCATTCGACTACCCTCCTGACGTATATACGGACGATACCGCGGGAGATTGAGTGGTGTCCAGCGAAAAGCGACATCGGGGCGCGGTAGGCTGGGGGTGGGATGTTCGACCGTAAACCCTCAGCAGACGTCCGGCGGGGCCACCCGGCCGCCGAGGACACGTGGCCCCCGAAGCCGATCGACCGCTCCGGCGGGACACCTGCAGCAGGTGTGCACCCAATCGACCGTCACCTCGAGTACCACGATAAGCGGGTCATGTGGGTCTGGAGGCTCGGCGGTGTGGTGCTGGCGTGCGTGGTGTTCGGGTGGGCCGGCCACGCGACCGTCTCGGCGTGGTCGACGCGCTGGCAAACAACCGAGGGAGCGGAGCAGGACCGGGACCGGATCCGCAAACTCGAGGCGGCGCGCGAGCAGGACCAGCTGAAGCTCCACGACCTCGAGCGCGACACCCAGGAGCTCCGGCGGGAGCTCGACGACGTCCGGCAGCGCCTCGACGCTCGCCCCCAGCACCGGCTCCCGTGATCCCGCGCATCGATGCGCCGTCTTCAGGGCGCGGTAGGGTCGTGCCATGACAAGTGCTCGCGAAGTGGTCGCCTGGTTTGGGATCCTGAGGGCGCGGGAGATAGACCTTAGGCACCACAAATTCGCATCGGTGAAGGTGCGGGATCTGTGCTCGTAGTTGTCGAGTTGGTACTGCGCCGCATCGATGCGCGGGAAGTGGGAACCTCAACCCATGACACCCGACAACCTCCTGCTGGTGGCGCCCGCGGCCGTCGTGGCGGCCGTCAAGGCCGTGCGCGACTCGTTCCCGAAGATCGACGGCCTCATGGTCCTGGGGGCTGCCGCGATCGCCGGTACCGGGATCTCGTGGCTCGTGGGTCCCGCGGGTGAGCCGATCCGCGACATGATCGCCCGGGGCGTCTTCTGGGGGTTCGCGGGATCTGGCTTCATGGCGATCGTGGACCGCGCATCGAAGTAGCAGCGATACGCGGATCAAAAGTACGTAGAACGGTCACTTTCGAAAAAAGAGATCGCGATCGAAAAAAGATCTTGCTTTCACACTCCCGCCTTGATAGTTGACTGAAGAGTTACGCTAAAGGGTGGTTGGGTGGGGGCGCTGGCCTATCAGTACTAGTAATACTAAGTATATATAGTTATTCTAGTTATTCTTAGATCTGTTAGATCAGTACGCGCGCGCGATCCTTTTGATGATCTGCTTCGCTGGTGGTGGACGTCAACACACGGCGCATTGATGCGCGGGATCTCGCCGAGGACCCCGCCATCTTGGCGAGACGATGATCCGCGTCTTGGTCGACAACCGAATCCGGATCCCACTGGAGGACCTGGACCAGGGGACAGCGGACGGGATCCGGGCGGCCTTCACGCACCGGCGTCCCGACTACGGCAAGCGCCCCGGCGTTCCGGAGTACGACTGCACGTGGGACGAGAGCGGCGGGTGCCTGACGGTGCCGCGGGGCGGTATGCCGCGGGTCCGTCAGATTGTCGGTTCGTTCTCCCGGGAGCTCCAGACGTTCGACCGCAGGGCCGCGGGTGAGCCCATGCGACTCCCGCACGCACGTGAGCTGTGGCCGCATCAGGTCCGGATCGTGGAGGCGATCGAGCGCCGGCAGAACTGCCTCATCCGTGCCGGCACGGGCACGGGAAAAACTTCAGCGGCGATCGCGGCGGCGTGTCGGATAGGGCGCTGGACGATCGCGGTCGTGTGGACGAAGGGCCTGCTGGACCAGTGGGTGCAGCGCGTCGTCGAGGAGTGCGGGCTCCCGGAGCGCGACGTCGGGGTCGTGCAGGGCAGAACCCGAAGGCTCCGGCCCATCACGGTCGCGATGCAGCAGACGCTAGCGCGCGAGCCGCTCTCACCGGACGAGATGAGGAGGTTCGGGATCCTGGTGTGTGACGAGGTGCAGTTTTTCGCGGCCGACACTTTCTTCGCGGCCGCGGACCCGTGGCCGGCCCGGTACAGGATCGGCATCTCGGCGGACGAGCGTCGACGCGATCACCGCGAGTACCTGATCCACGACCTCTTCGGGGAGGTCGCGCACGAGTTCGGCGCCGAGGAAGCATCGAGCGCCGGCATCACGCTCGACGTGCAGGTCGCGGTGGTGCCGACGCAGTGGGACCCGGGTGGTTGGTACCGCGAGGCCCAGGCGAGCGGGAACGTCTGGCGGATCCGCGCGGCCTCCAAAAAAGTCCAGGACATGCTCGCGGCGTCGCAGGACCGCGCCAGGGTAGCGACACAGCTCGCCCACCGGGAGCTGCAGGAGGGCCGGACGGTCGCGCTCTTGGCGGAGCGTCGCGAGCACTGCGGGCTCTTGGCGAGTCAGTTGGTCGCGCTGGGCCACCGGCCCGGCATGATGCTGGGCGGTCCCGAGAGTGCGCGCGAGTTCGATGCGGCCCGCCGGGGTGTCGCCAACGGAACCGTCCGGTGCGTCGTCGGGACCGTGCGGGCCATCGGTACCGGTATTGACGTACCGGCGTTCGACCGTGGCGTCGTGTGTAGCCACCTGACGAACAACGAGCAGCTGTTCGGGCAGGTCCGGGGTCGGTTCTGCAGGACCGCGTCCGGCAAAGAGGGCGCGAGGCTCTACGTGCTGTGGGACCGCGCCCTGCAGGGCGAGAAGGCGGTCCGAAACCTGAATAGCTGGTGCCGCGACGTCGTGGTGCTGGATCAGGGCGCGTGGGTCCAGGCTCGCGAGTTTCTGCGCCATCGGTAGGTTCGGTATCGTGCTGGTTTGAAAATGTCAGAAGTCCAGGAGGCCAAGTAACCGAGATGATTAGGAAAAGGTCGGAAGTAGAGGGTCAGCCGCAGAATCAACCAAAGTCCCCGACGAGCACGGAGTCCGCTGCTGCCACGACGTCGCCCCAGGAATCGTCGGCCCCCAGGGTACCCCCTACCCCCCAGGCACAACCCCGAACGCCGCAGGGCGAGGCGACGGCGCGGGCTGCCGTGGAAGTTCCGAAGACCTCATCGACCCAGGGGTCGGTTGAGGTCGAGGGCGATGAGGTGACGGTCTGCTACGGGCCCGACAAGTACAGCCCTGTT